ACAGGTGAAGGAGAAATATTTTCGACAGGTGAAGGAGAAATATTTTCGACAGGTGAAGGAGAAATATTTTCGACAGGTGAAGGAGAAATATTTTCGACAGGTGAAGGAGAAATATTTTCGACAAGTGAAGGAACCGTCGGTGAAGGAGAAATATTTTCGACAGGTGAAGGAACCGTCGGTGAAGGAGAAATATTTTCGTCAGGTGAAGGAACCGTCGGCGAAGGAGAAATATTTTCATTATTAATTGATGTTGTTAATTCTTGAGAACATATAAAAATAAATTTATCTTTATATTTTCCGATTTCATTACAACCACTGATATTCAAACTATTTGTATTTGTTAGTAAAAGTAATGTTGTTATTAGTTTTATTTTGCACATATAGTATAATACAAGATATTCCTTTTATATAACTTATACTAATGATTTAAATAAGTTTTTAAATAAGTTCTGGTAAAAATATAAATAAACAATTTAAACTTTTCTTTTTTTAATTATAATATATATGAAAAAAAATTTAAAAATAAAAAAAATAAATATGAAAATTATGAAAAAAAATATATTCGAAGATATATCTAATTACAAAGTAAAAATTAAAAAGAAAATTTCAACGGAAAATTTCACGATACCTACAAAAAAAGAATATAACAATGTAGTTTTTTTAAACTATAATGTGAAACAATTAAAAATGACATGTAAATTTTATAATTTAAAACAATCTGGTTCAAAAACCCAATTAAAGTATGTATTATTTAATTATTTAAAATACTCATACTTCAGTACAAAAATACAAGGTTTATTTAGAGGTTATTTAGTAAGGTATTTGAATTATTTAAAAGGTCCTGCTTTAAAAAATAGAAATTGTGTTAATGAAACCGATTTTTTAATGTTTGAAGATTTAAATTCAATAGACTACGATCATTTTTTTAGTTTTAAAGACAATGATAATTTCACATATGGGTTTAATATTACATCTTTAATTAATTTAATTAAAGAAAATGGGAATAGTTTTGAAAAATTCATAAACCCTTATAATAGAAATATAATTAATAAAAAAATCAAAAAAAATATACAAAAAATTATTAAAATATCAAAAAAGATTTTAAATAGAAACATAAATTTAACAATTGAAAATAATAACAAGGATTTACCTTTTAAAAAACAAGTGGAATTAATATGCGTTGATTTATTTAGTGATATAGATAGTTATGGTCATACAACGGACCCAATGTGGTTTTATAATTTACAAAAAAATGAATTATTAAAATTTATAAATGAATTAATGGATGTTTGGAATTATAGATTAAATTTATCTCAAGATTTAAAAATAAAAATATGCCCACCTTATGGTAAACCATTTTTAAATTTAAGAATAAATAATTTATTTCAAAAAAATATAAATGAAATAAAAAAAGGAATTTTAAAAACTATTGGAAACATTATATCAACTGGTATGGATAATAATTCAAAATCTTTGGGAGCCTATTATGTATTGGGATGTTTAACATTGGTGTCACCAGAAGCCTCCATTTCTCTACCTTGGTTATACGATACATTCAGGTATTAATTTCATTGGATATAAATAAAATTTAATCAAAAAACGAATATATCATTAGTACCGTTTTTTTTGTTACCTTTGGAAGTACTAAAATATATTATATTCAAAACAACTTAAAAGGATTATCATATAAAAAACTATAATGGTTAAGAAAGTAAAAAAGACTAAGAAGACTACTTCTAAAAAAACTACCGAGCCCGAAGCTCCAGTACCAACGCCTACAAAAGATGTTGCAAAGGATGTTAAGGCACCAGTTGACACCACACCTACTTTGGGTCAACAGTTCACAGAGCTTCTAGCACAGCTCGCAAGCATTCGTACCCAATTAACTGCCGTAACTTCACAGACCCGCACACTCGCAAAACGTTCTGAAAGAGACGTACGCGCGGCACTAAAGGCCGGTAGAAAGCGTCCTAGAAAGTCGGGTAATCGTGCTCCAAGTGGATTTGTTAAACCAACTCTTATTAGTGAGGAGCTTGCAAATTTCCTGAAGAAACCAAATGGTACTGAGATGGCTCGTACTCAGGTGACTCGTGAAATTAACACGTACATTGTTGAGCATAAGCTTCAGGATCCTTCAAATGGTCGCAAGATTCTTGCTGACACAAAACTTCGTAAACTCCTTAAAATTACTAAGGAGACCGAGCTCACATACTTTAATCTACAGAAGTACATGTCACCTCATTTTGCGAAGAGTGGTCAACCTTTCCCAACAGCTTCTTCATCTTCTGCCTAATAAAATTAACTGAAAAACATCTTTTCGGTTTTCTCAATAATAAATAAGGGCAATTATTTAGTATAGTAGATTTATCAAGATTATAAAATTTATAACTATTTTTAATACTTATAAATTCATCTTTTGAAATACTTTTTTTATCGAGTAAATATTCCAAAAATGTATTATTTTTATCATTATTTACATAATTATGGTAATAATTACTTGTCTTAAATATATTATCTTTCTTGTTTGAAAATAAACACATGTATTTGAAAGAATCTAAACTCATCCTTAATTCTAATAAAATTTCATCAATATTATATACATTCACAGTTTCATTATAAAGATCTAAATTTCTAAAAACATATTTACACCCGTAAACCAACATATCCATGTCATTACTTAAACAACCAAACATTTTTTTAGTTTCAACCAATTTACAACACAATTCATCTGATTCATTTGGGGAAGTCAGCCATTTCATATTATAGTATTTTAAAATATTTTTTACAATATCTGTCTCGTTTTTTGTAACTCTAACTATTTTCCTCATTAACTCTTTCTTTTTTTGTTTTGACAGTTTATTAATATTTTCATTATATATTTTTTTAGATTTTTTTCTATCGGTCTTTCTTTTTTTTAATTCCTCTGATTTTTCATTTGTTGGTTTTCCGTCAAAAATAAATAAAGCAATAATATTATATTTTAAAAATAATTCACACATATTTATAAATCCATTAACCAAATTATCATCTGATAAAAACTCATAAATATAATTATTTGTATCTATTACTATTTTCTTTCCATTCAAACATCTCACACTCCATTTTCTTTGTAAATTTATTTTTTTTAAAAAAGTATTCAATAATTTAACTCCCATATTGGATTTATACACTGATATTTTTAATAATATATTACTTCAATTTTTTACATTGACTATTGTCATTTTCAATGTATCTGTTAAAATATTTCTCTTATTTTTTATATAACCTTTTTTTGTTTTCATTAATAATTCATAAGCTATTTTCATGTCATTCATTAAATCAAACTTGGTATACAAATATTCTATTAAATTAAAAAATGAATCTAGGTTTTCCTCAGATTTTAAAAAATTAAATATATTATCTACATTATTTTTAACACACCATAATACAAAATCATCCTTATAATACAATAATATACATTTTACGATATAATATGCAAATACATTTGTATTTTCTTTGTAAAATAAAATCTTTAATGAATTATTTGAACTAGTATTATTAACAATATTTTTATATTTTAAACCCATATGATCCAAAACTTTTACACATTGAAATAAAGAAAATATCCTTTCAAAATGCAAACAGAAATCCAGATATAATAAAAAATCCTTCAAATTTGATTTATATTCTATTAGTTTTAATGAGCTAAAACAAGAATTTAATATACATGCCCACGTTTCTGTATATGATTCAAATAAATTATATTGACTATTAATATTTATCAAATTTCTAATTTTCCCATTTAATTTTTCTAAATGCATATTATTGAAATCTAAACATAATGAATGAAATGTCTCATGAATTAATACTTTAAACCACTCTTCTTCTCTGAATATTAATATCTCCCCCTTTTTTACACATCCAAATGTTACACCTGTATTGCAATGTTTGGGGCTTATTATATTACTTAAATTGTCTGGCAGTTTTTTTTTAAAATGTGTCAAACATAAACAATAAGTTAAAGAGTCCATTCTTTTTTCCTTCACAAACCCAAGTATAAAATTTAAAAATATAAATATATCGTCAATGTACGCATTATACTTTTCTAAATTACCCGTTTTCTCAAATAATAAAAAATATAATGTTACATTAACTCCTTGTATTTTATTTTTCACAATTAGTAATTCCTTAGACTTTGTAATTATATATTGTCTTATTTCATGAACAACATAATCAGAATTTAACAAAGAACCACAGTCCATTATATCCTTCTCGCCCAAAATTTCCTTTACCTCTCTTTTCGTGTTTTTTTTATACGATGTTTTATACATCTTATTTGAAATCATTAACTCCTTAAATATATTTTTAAATATTATATCAACTTCCTTTTTTTTACTTTTTTGATAAGAGTATTTATCAAAGTCGTCTAAAAAAAAAGACATTAATTTTTGTGATTCTTTTGTAAAAGACATAATATATTATACAAATATTTAATATATTATAAATTTATTCTTCAGGAATTCCTTCTTTCCTTAATTCCTTTCTAATTTCCATTGTTTCAACAAATAATTCCCTTGATGCTCTAACAATATGTAATAATTTCGCATCCTTTGTCAATAATAATATTTTCCTTGCATGTTTATTTTGTTTATATTTCGCCATTTGCGATTCCTTCATTCTCGTACTTCTCGTTTCCATGTAATCTGGGTCAGCAATTACATTTTCGGGTCTCAATCTTACTTTCTTCTTCTTAATACCGTTAGGCGTTTGTACTTTTATAGTTGTAATACCTGTTTTACCACCGGCAGATTTTGCCTTAACGGGGTCCTTATTAAACGAACTATTTGTTGTATCATTTAACGAAAACTTGTGATAAAAATCTGGATTATTTTTCTTAAATTTGGATCCTTGGAAATAATGTTCAACACTATACCAATCTCTTCCATCAAAAGTAAAAGGGGAATTATGGAAATTTGATAAAACCTTTCTCCAATTTTTAATTTTCTGTAAATCTTTAAATTCCGGTTCCCTTTTACCTTCTATTTTTTCACATGTACTTTTACCCTTTCCCGGTTTTGCATCGGCCGAACGGGCAGAAAATACAAATGTTACGTCATCTGCAAATAAATGTTTATATTTCTCATCCCCATGAGTTTCTCTACCATCTTGACATTTTGATTCATCTTCGACCTTTTTACCTTCCTCTTTTTTTTTACCTTCAACCTTTTTACTTTCCTCTTTCAGCTTCATAACACTTTTTCTAATTTTATTAAACTTTGGTATATATGTCCACTCGCTTTTTCCATCACTTACTAAACAAGATTCCAATATTAATTTTTTTATATCATATGGTATCTCATGGTGTTCAAAAATACCATTATCCTTGTATAAAATTAATTTATAATGGTTTCCTGTATGTTCAGTCATAATATAATAAGCCGGTTTAAAATATCCTTTATCTTCTACAAATTTTAGAACAGAATCACCACAATTAATAACATTATCACCCCCACTATGATATGGGTTTTCACCGGTTTTTCCAAAAGTTTCACTAGAAAATATAATAAGTTTAATATTTAATAAATATTCCAATGTTTTAATAGCCCATGAATCTGCCCAATATCTAGATGTTTTAATAAAATCTTGCAATTGTTCAATAGTTTCAATATCTTTCATAAATTTTACTTCAGCCAAATGACCTTTTGTTATTTCAATATCTTCATTTATTTTTTCATTTAAATTACTCCACTCAATTTTAGATTTTCTCATATTTTCCTTGATATTTTTTATTTCAACTACAATTTTTTTAAGATTTTCTTCATCCGTTGTTCCATGTTGTTTTTTTGTTAATTCTTTACCTTTTTGCTTGTTTTTTTTCCTATTTGAATTATATTCACTTTTTTTTACAGATAATTCCTTATTTTCTTTGACCAGATTTTTATTAAACATTACATATCTTTCTCTATATGTATCTAAAATTTGGTCATCTACCTGGTTAGCCAATATTGTCCTTAATTCACCAACATTTGTATCCAATCCTTTTAATTTCAAACCTTCTCTTAAAACAGCAAAGAAACAGTCACCATTAGATTCAACATCCTTTATAGAATAATTATTATTTGTCATAAATTTCTGCATCCAATTTTCTAAATTTTCTTTATCAACACCTTTCCTTTCTTCTTCGGCATCAATTTTATTCTGCTTTTCTTCTTTTTCTTGTTCATCATCCTTAAATGGAAATTTTAATTGACCCTCTTCTTCTTCCTCTTCTTCATCTTCTTCCTCTTCTTCTTCTTCTACATCATTCGATTTGTCAGACGGTATTTCAACATCTTTCATTTTAGTGATGAGATATTCTTTATTAATAAATGAAAATAACAATGGGTCTTCTAATTTATTTATATCAATATCACCCTCTGCATCATATAAAATAGATTCTTCATCCTTATCAAATTCAAATACACCAACTCTACTTAATACCTTTTTACCATTTACTAAATACAATGAAATATAAAATACACCCTCATTTTCATATTTTTTATTTACATTACCAACAGCTACTAAACACTTTGTATCATGGATTTTGCATACATACTGTGTAGCATTTAACTCTACATCATTTGTATCTATTTTTTTAACTTCAGAATAATTAATTTTATTTTTCAACTCTGAAACAACCATTTATATTTTAGTTATATATTTTAAAAATAAAGTTAATTATTTATATTTAAAATTATTCAATTTATTAATTCATTAATATTACAAATTTTTGTAAATAAGAGTCCAAACTTAACTCTTCCATACAATTCCACAAATATTTTCTTTTCATTACTATTTCAATATTTATTGGTTCTATCTCAAACAAAGTTATTTCATTCGCCAATTCATCTTTCCTTTTTTTCCGGGTTGAAATATCATAATAATTACATATATGAATCAAATCGGTTTTTAAATAATTATCATTATATTCCATTTCTAAAGCCATAAAATTATCCAAATTTATAAAACCATTTGTTTTGTTTTCGACTTTTTCATTTACGAGACTTAATAAATCATCAATCGATACATCACTTGAATCTTTGACTTTTTCATTAAATTCTATTGTTATTGACATTTAATTTATTATATAAAAAAATCTTTAATTCGTTTTAATATTCTATAAACTAAAAAAAAATATTAATCGACTATGACTAGACTATCTCAATTGTTAACTCGTCAACATTTTTTTCTAACTCTTTATAATGTTCTTCGTAAAGCTTTTCTAATCCATATTTAATGGATTGTATTATAAAAAAATATTTAATCAATTTTATTCATCCAATTCCAATTCTTCCAATAGGTCTAAGTAACTAAAAATACTCTTTGATGGTAAAGAAATATAATCTTTCTTAGATGAACTCGAAATATCCTTAATATGAGACAAAATATCAGACCACTTTTCATGTTTACTTATAACACTAAACCCATTCTCTACTAAGATAATAATATTTGAAATAATTTCATGTACTTCATCTCCTTTATGTTCAATAACTAGTTTTTCTTCTACCATAATTTTTAATTTCAGTATTAGGTCAATAATTTTGTCAACACCAACAACACCTTCTAACATCAAATTTACAAAGAACAATCCCATTGATTTTCTTTTACCATTTTCTTTGTTATTATCACAAAATAAGTCATAATCTTCGTGTGATTTTACAATTACAATTTCTTTAAAAATCTGGGAAAATGTTGTAAAATTATTTTTAGAAATAACATTAAATATTTCATATTCTTCACTTAACTCTTTATATAATCTTGCATATAATCCAGAACAATATTTATTCATTGAACCAATATCAAAAATTAATCTACCAATTTTATTAAAATCTTCTTCTCCAAAGTTTGTTTTACATTTTTCAATATTTTTCTTAATTTCAATTGTCTTTTCGTCATATTTTACCTTTGTAATTTGGTTTAATAATTTACGAATAATGTCAATTTCTTGCATAATACCTTCGTTATTTTTCTTCAATTCAGTTTGTTTAAAATTTCTAATAGCATCCCAATCATCATCCGTAATCTTCTTTTCAACATTTCTATAATTTCTTTGTTTTTGTCTTTGTTTGTTTTTTTTTCTAAAATCAGGCGTTTTATTATACGACGGAGCTCCTACTTTATGCGCTAAAAAACTAATAATATTCATTACATCATCCGGTAATGTCACCTCAACATTACAACAAATAGATCTAATTTTTTCATCACTTATTCTTGTTCTTTTTAAAGAAGCCATTTATATATTATTAATTATTTACAAAATATTTATATCAATTTTTTAAATATATAAAATTGAAAAGACACTTAAACGTTTTTATATATATTATAATAAGATAAAATGAGTAATAAAATTGAAACTTGGGATGATGAAGAACTGGATTTAAAAACCACGTTATTAAGAGGTATTTTCGCGTATGGTTTTGAAAAACCTTCGCCTATACAACAAACCGCTGTAATTCAAATGACGCGAAGCGATAAGGAAGGAAAACGCAAAGATATTATTGCACAAGCACAGTCTGGTACAGGTAAAACTGGTGCATTTTCGGTATCTATTTTACAAATTATTGACGAAAAAAAACCAGTTACACAAGCTCTAATTCTAGCACCAACGCACGAATTAGCTAATCAAATTTTGGAATGTATTAATGAATTGGGAAGATATTTAAATGTTGTGACACAACTATTGGTAGGTGGTACATCGGTTGAAGGTGATAAAAGAAAATTAGATAAAAATACTCCTCATATTGTTGTTGGAACAGCAGGAAGAGTTCATGATATGATTAGAAGAAAATATTTACAGATTGATGATATGAGTGTTTTAGTTTTGGATGAAGCCGATGAAATGCTCTCATCCGGCTTTAAAGAACAGATGCATAATATTTTCAGATTTATGCCTAATGAAATCCAAATTGGTCTTTTCAGCGCAACAATGCCCGAAGATTTAAAACAACTTACCTCAAAGTTTATGAGAAATCCTATCGAAATTTTAGTGAAAAATGATAATCTTACATTACAAGGTATTGCACAATATTTTATTAGTCTTGAAAATGATAAACAAAAATTTATGACTGTTCAAGATTTATTTTCACAATTATCTATTTCACAGGCAATTATTTATTGCAATAGTGTAAAAAGGGTCAATGATTTAGAAGCCGCTATGAATGAAGATGGGTTTCCATGTGCAAAAATTCATGGTAAAATGGATGAAAAGGAAAGAACTAAAACTCACAAGGAATTTAAAAGTGGTAGTTGTCGTGTCCTGGTTACTTCTGATTTATTTGCTAGAGGAATTGATGTACAACAAGTTAGTATTGTTATTAATTTTGACGTTCCTAAATGTGAACATACTTATTTGCATAGAATTGGTAGGTCGGGTAGGTGGGGTAGAAAGGGAATCGCAATTAATCTTTTAACAAAATATGACGGAGCTAGACTAAAACAATTTGAAGAATATTATAATACACAGATTATGGAGATGCCCTCTGATTATGCTACACATTTATCAAATAATTAAATCCACATGTTAATTTTAAAAATATTATAAAAATATAATATTTTTTTTTCGTAAAATAATGAAAATTTTAATACTTTGTTTTTTTAATGATTGATAAAATTTATGATAATTTTAAATTACCAATAGAATATTGTGAAAAAAGTGAAAAAATTATGGAAAATCTTGATCAAGATTTAGAACTTACCCAAAAAAATGTTGGTAGCGAAATTTCGGTTTATGAAAAAATATTAAACCCTACTACAAAAATTGGAAAACAATGTATTAAACCATTCTCACAAAATTATACAACAGATATATCTTATTTAAAGGATACACAAAAATTATACGAATCCATAGATACACTTGAGATAGACAAAGAAACAATTGAAAATACTTGGGAATGTTATACCATAATTAAAACCGATGATAATTTTTATGATAAATATCAATATATTGAATGGGATAAATTTAAATGGTTGAATCAATTCTCAACTTTTTTATTTGTTTTAAGTCTTTATAATTTATCGTCTCCTCTCATTAATTTATGTTCACCATTATTTATTCTAATTATCCCATTCATTATTTTAAAAATTATGAGAATGCCGGTTACAATTGAAACATATAGTAAGATTCTTTTACAACAATTAAAAAACCATGCTATTGGTAAAATTTTTACACAATGGAATACTGTTAAATCGACACAGAAAGTATATTTATTATTTTGCGCTGGATTATATATTTACAATATTTACAACAACATATTATCTTGTAGGAAATTCTACAGAAATACCAAAAACATTGGAAAAACATTTGATAATATATCAAATTATTTAGATCATACTATCAACCATATGGATTATTATTCTAATAAAATTTCCAAATTAGAAAGTTATAATGAATTCAATATTACTCTCAAATCATACAAGGAAAAATTAACTCATTATAAAAATAAAATAGATACTTTACCAAAAAACAAATTATCCTATAAAAATATTCTTTATTTAGGAAACACTATGAAAGAATTTTACTATATTTATAATTCCAGTGAATTCCAAGATATATTACAATATTCATTTGCATTTAATGGTTATTTAGATGTCACAAATAGTATTAAAAAACAAATAAAAGAAAAATCATTGAACAAGGTTAAAATTTTGAAAAATAAAAAATCCACATTAAAATTCAAAAACTTTCACCACCCGTTAATTGAAGAAGAAAAAGCTATTAAAAATAATATTTCTTTGAAGAAAAATAAAATTATTACGGGTCCAAATGCATCCGGAAAAACAACACTGTTAAAATCATGTGCTATAAATATTTTATTATGTCAACAAGTTGGATTTGGTTATGTAGAAAGTGGAAAAATTACACCGTTTCATTATATACATTGTTATATGAATATTCCTGATACAAATGGGCGAGATTCATTATTTCAAGCCGAAGCCCGACGGTGTTTGGATATTTTAAATCACATGGATGAAAATAAATATAAAAGACACTTTGCGGTATTTGATGAATTATACTCTGGGACAAATCCTTATGAAGCTATTAGTAGTGCATATTCATATTTAAGATATATTTCCAAAAATACAAATGTAAAATTCATTTTGACAACTCATTATATTAAATTATGTGAATTGATGAAACAAGACAAAAAGAAAACAGAAAATTGTAATATGGAAACAATTATTAATAATGATAACCCAACTTACAAATATAAAATTAAAAAAGGCATCTCTAAAATTAAAGGAGGCGTTTGTGTATTAAAACAATTGTTTTATCCCGAAAAAATTATTATTAGTACTAAAAATATTTTAGAAAAAATATAAAATATATAAATTAATGAAAAATACGTATAAAAAAATGAATTTTATTATTTTATATAATTAAATGAGAATATTAGTTTTAAGTGTAGGTATAACCGTTTTAACAACAACATTACTTTTTGTTTATTTCAGAAATAAAATGACAAATATGGATCATAAAGTTAATTTGGTGTTAAAAACAATACAAGACCATCAACAAAATATAGCAAAGCAAGAATTTTTAAGACAACAACATATGCAACAAATGGGTCAACACATGGGTCAACACATGCGATACGAAGAAAGAGACGAAGAAGAAAATAATGAAGAATCATTTAAAGAAGAAGTCGAACACAATAATGTTCCACTTATTGAAGTCTCTGATTTAGAAGAAAAAAATAACATTGAATTTAGTGACTCTGAATCCGATTCTGATTCAGAATCGGAAGATGATGAAGAAACTGATAATGAAGATGAAAATGAAGATGTAAAAGAATTAGAAAAAATTAAAGAAGATAAATTAAATTTTGATAAAAAAGTAGAAAATCAAGAAGAAAATCAAGAAGAAAATCAAGAAGAAAATCAAGAAGAAATAGTAGAAGAAATCCAAGAAGATTTAGAACAAATCGACTATTTTTCATTATCTAAAGTAAAATTACAATCCTTGTGTGAAGAAAGAAATATTTCGGAATATAGGAAGAGTCATAATAAATCAAAGTTGATTGAATTACTATCTAACAATTAAATTATTTTATCTTAAATTAATATAAATGAGTTGGGCAACATGTTATGCTGGATGCAATAATATACATTCCGAGAAACCTGCATTAATGTCAGATGGTAGGTTTAGTACAAACTGGGATCCTTCCTGTGAAGCTAATAATAGACTTAAAAAGTTTTTGAAAATCGAAACAAACTATGATTATAGACAATATCTAATGAAAGAAGGATTAAATGTAATTAAAGCTAATAGAAAAGAAGCATTAAACCATAATAAATACAATGATTTCTATAGCAATGAATTGGATAATCACAATAAATATATTTTTAACGGTGTTCAAGACAATAGTCAACCATTTGGATTCGAAAATTCAGATTTGAAAAATTTATATTTATCCAGACAACAATTAAATGCAAGAAAAGAGGCTCCTATTATTAGAATGCCGCAAATGAAATAAAAAAAAGATTTAAAAATATATAATTATTTATTACTTATATATTTATGAAATTACTTAGCATTGATGTTGGAATTAAAAATTTAGCGTTTTGTTATTTAAATATTACAGATAAAGAAAAATTCGAAATTATAAAATGGGATGTGGTTGATTTGTGTAATTCAGATAAAAATATATGTTCTGGTATACAAAAAAATAAAAAACCATGTACTAATGCAGCAACATTTACCAAAAATAACATTTATTATTGTAAAAAACATGCCAAAAATGTGAATTTTAAAATTCCTCCAACAGAATTATCTATAAAAAAAATTAAAAAATATAAAGTCAGCAAATTAAAGGAACTTTGTACTGATTATGACATATCCTATAATTATATTAAGGGCTTACCATATAAGAAACAATTAACTGATAAATTATTAGTAGATTTGTCTAACAATTACTTAGATAAAATTTATTCTACCAATGCAAACAATTTTAATTTGGTTAATTTAGGATGTAATTTAAAAGAAGCATTTAATACCATTTTTAAGTACGATGAAATTGATACTGTTATTGTTGAAAATCAAATTGGTCCTTTGGCTTTAAGAATGAAATCCTTACAGGGTATGATAATGCAACATTTTATTGAAAATAAAATTACCAATATTTTTGAAATTTCTTCTAGCAATAAATTACGCGATTTTTTAAATGGTAAAAAAACAACCTATGCTGAAAGAAAGAAAATCGGCATTGTTAAAACTAGAGAACTCATTTCAAACAATATAAATCTAAAAAAATGGATCACACATTTCAATACTCACAAAAAAAAAGATGATTTAGCCGATAGTTATCTTCAAGGATTATGGTACATCAAACATAAAATCTAAGTATATATTATAATATGGTGGTTTTAACACATGAAAATAAGGGATTGTATGATACAGAAACAGTATTGGTATTTTGGAGGAATGCTGGAGTTGGTCCGAACAAGCCCATTGGTCCACTCCCTGCTACTTTAAAAGTTCTTGATGGTAGTGAAAATATTATACTTACATTTAATAAGAAGGGGGAAAGAACAGAAGAATGGGTAGGTAATTGGAAAACTGCCATAACTTCACCAGGTCAACTTCAAATAGATAAAATATTAACTGAATTCCCTAGTCTCCCTGATAATGGAGGGAGAAAAACCAAAAGAAGAAAAAGAAAGTCTAGAAAAAAGATAACAAAATCTCCTTTTAGAAAAAAGAGAACAAAATCTCCTTTTAGAAAAAGGAGAACCAAAAAAAGAAAGAGAACAAAAAAGAGAAAAACAAAAAGGGGAAAAAAATCCCGCAAAAGATAAAGGGGGTCTGGGGGAATTCCCCCAAAAAATAAAATATATATTATGCGTATTACTTAAAATTAAATGTTCTATTTATAATCATAATGGAAGAAATTAATCTTAACATCTCGGAAACACCAAAATTAGTAGTTAATCAGAAAAATGACCATGGTACAATTAAAATTTCAAACATTCCCGAAAATGTTTCTAAAAAAAGTGTTAACTTTGGAGGTGGTATGGATTTACTCATGAATCCAAAAATCCAATCCAGACCCAATAGTCCAAAATCGGATATTAATTTGACCGATATTAATGATTTAGAAAGAAATTTAACCAAAACTAGTGCAAAAGAAATGAGAGAAAAAGTATTTAGTTCATTGCCTTCATTTGAAATTAATACTTCAAAAGATAACATTAAAGGTGTTTCATTTAATCCTATTATAGAAGAAGCTCCTGTTAATTTAGGAGAAAAAACAAATAATTTAGATGGAAAAAACGAATCATGGGACGGATTTAAAAAGTTTAACGATATTCCGGTTGATCCAAATATTATTATTGAAAAACCCAAAAGGTCTCCTCAAGAAGTTTTAAAAGAAAAACTTATTTATTTGAGAAAATTAGAAGCTTTAGAAAAACAAGGTGTACCAATGACTAAAAAATATTCAATGGATTCCAATTTAGACGAAATGAAAGGTGAATTTGAAATGATTAAATCTGAAAAAGAAAAGAAAAGTAGTGTAAAATTCCAAGGTAAAATGCTTATGGCTTGTGTATCAGGATTAGAATTTTTAAACCAAAAATTTGACCCTTTTGACCTTAAACTTGATGGTTGGGCTGAATCTGTACATGAAAATGTAGATGATTATGATGATGTTTTTGGAGAATTACATGAAAAATACGGTGGTAATGCAAAAATGGCCCCCGAACTGAAACTTTTATTCATGTTAGGTGGTAGTGGCTTTATGCTTCATATGACAAATACAATGTTTAAAAGTTCGATGCCTGGCATGGATGATATCATGAGACAGAATCCGGATCTAATGCAACAATTCACCAGAGCAGCTGTAGATACAATGGGTAATCAAAATCCCGGATTCGGTAATTTCATGTCAGGTGTTATGGGAGGAGGTCAGGGAAGTCCCCAAATGCAAGTTCCTCAAATGCAAGTTCCTCAAAGACAAGCTCCACAAAGTAGACCAGATATTAGTTTCGCAAGAGGTTCTCAAAAAAGACCTGAAATGAAAGGACCAAGTGGAGATGTTAATTCACTTCTATCTGGATTAAAAACCAAAAGCATTAACATTAAAAAGGATGGCTCTAGTACAGTAAGTGTTTCCGAATTAAAAGAAATGAAAAAAGATTTAGAAAGACCCAAAAAATCTAGAAGAAAAAACAGTGAAAGAAATACTATAAGTTTGAACTTATAAATGTTTATCCATCATATATATATTTTTTATAATAATATATATAATGGTATTAGGTTTCATTATTTATGAATCCCTAGATTTAATGTACAATGCTACAAAATTAACTATAAAGGTAATATTAGGTACATATAATTGGTATTTTGATATTAAACACCACCAACCGGAAGATAGATTTTTATTATTAGAAAATAAGATAGATGAACTAACAAAACAAATTGAATTAGTAAATTTGAAAAATATTAATTTTTCCTAGTATACTTTTTTTTCAATCTCCTTTTCACACCTTTTTTCTTTTTTTTAGTTTTTTTCTTCCTTCTCTTCCTCTTCTTTGTTTTACCACCTATTTTAGTTTTCCCTTCATTCCAAGCTAACCCCAAATTACTAATCAATGTATAAACATCTCTATCCATTATGTCCTTTCTTTTATTACAGGATGAACCAATTGAAAATGGGCTACTCGACGATTCTCCTTTTTTTAAATAAAATTTAATATAAACTTCAATATTTATAATAGATTTATTAAAAAATATTTTTTGAAATATATTATCAATTTTTTTTTTAACATGAATTTCTTCTGGAATTTTTGTTTTTAATTTTTTATTTCTATAATCCAAATATCCACTGTCGGATAATATTTTTTTTATAATAAATAATTGTCTAATCAATGGGTTTTTTAAAAAACCCCTTCCTATTTTTCCTTTAATATAATTAAATATTTTACCGTTTTCTCTTGGTGTAAAACCTATTTTTTCTTTCATATAAATAGAAATATACTGCATAATAACGTCTACAAAACCAATTGCTTCTTTGTTTAAAGAAGAACCATATGCGTCCTCCAACCCAAATATATCTTCCTTTTTTAATAATTTTTCAAAAAAATATTTTTTTCTACCAACACTTTCTCCATAAAATTTTATTAAATAAGACTTGGTTTTATTTAAAAGGTTATCATTCTTTTTTAATTTTCCTTTTATGTAAAATAATTTATTTATATCTTTTTGTGTGTAATTGTTATTACTTTTATTACTATTCAAAATTTTTAAGTTTTCAAGCATTAAATCTTCTATCAAAAATATTTCATTATTTTTTTTAAATTTTCTGTTTTTATCTCTTCTTCTAGTATCTCTTATAACATTTTTATCAATATTTATATCGGTTTTTGTATTAAAAGAATTTGACATTCTCCATTCTTTCATATTTTCAAATTTATATTTGTTTTTATCAACATATTTTGGTATCATATTTTTTCTTAAAAATATATTTTTTAAATATGTAGATACTTTATCTTTTATTATTTTTTCATCTTGTATAGTACTATCAATATCAATAATTAAGCTTTTTTGTGTATATCCCAATAAGTATTTTCGGTCAATATTTTTTAATCCTTTCTTTTTTGTTTTTGTTTTACCTTCGATATTTAAATAATCGATTTCTTCTTCTTCAATTTCATCTAATAAAAAGTCGATATCATAGAGCAATTCACTACCTCCTCCTCCATATTTTTCTGTATTTTTTTGTTTTATTTGATTATTAATAAAACGATTTAAATATCTATTTGTCAATAAATTTCTTCTTTGAGACAATGAAAATTCTGGTGTTATTTTTGTTATAATTGCTGTCATACCATTATAAATATTTTTTTTATTAGTGGGATCACTATATATAATCCTATCACCAATCATTAATTCTATTTCTAAAGGATCATTATTCTTAAATTTTGGTATTTCATTCCAAGTAAATGGGATATGATTCATTGAACCTTTTTTTAATTCGGATGTTCTATAAAAAATATTTAAATTATAACGCATAATATAAATAAATGAGATAAAAATTACATTTATTTATTTTAATTTTCCATCTTCTTTTGCCTTTTTCAATATTTTCATTGCCTTTTTAACTTCATCATCACTTACTTTACCATCACCATCTAAATCTAAAATATCCTCGAATACCTTCCAACTTTCAGGTAATATGCAAAACTTACTTCTTTCATGAAATAAATGTTGTGTTAAAACAATAAACATAGTTGTTAATATCAATGACGTTATTATATCCCTTGTACCCATCCAACATATTGCAAATAATAATATCTGTCTAGCTATTGAACTTTTTAAATAAGATTCTTGGGTTTTACTTAACTTTATTGATATATATTTTGAACCTATATTTAGTAAAATCATAACAAGCCCCGCAAAAAATTTACTATTATTCAAATTATTCAAACCATTTTTTATACTTGAAAAAAAATCTGCATTTTTGGTAACCTTAACCATTATATATATATTAATAAAAAAATATATTATCTCCTAGAATTCACGGACATTATTTCACTACTTAATTTCATTTTTCTATCCATTTCTTCCCGATGCTTAAATTCGATATGTTTAGGAATATTCTTTACAAATAAACTCCCAACAGTTTTGTTTTCATATAGTTCTTTATTAGTTCTTTCTGCTAAATCTATTATATTAACCGGCACGGGCATTTCTGTTACGTCTAAATTATAATAACCAACCATTCCTTCCATTATATCTATATTACAATCTATTTTTATTTTGTATAAAACCACTATTACACCTAAACACACCAATAAACAATTATTTATACCTGATTTACTTGAATATAATATTAAAGCTAATGATACTAGCTTAAATGTTAATGAATTTTCTGATTTTCTCAAAAAACGTAAATAATCACAAGGCATTGCATATAAGGAAACAACTATAATCAATAATAGTAAAACTTTTTTATTTTTCAAACCTTTCATTTATATATTAATATTATATTTATTTCAGTTTAAAATATAAAAAAAAATCTATATTTTTTATAAAGATATGTCACTTCAATTTTCAGAAATCAGTTTTAAAGAAGAACCTAATATAAAACCAAATAAGGAAAACGTAAAACAAAAAAAGAGAAAAAATCGAACAATTAAAAAAAGAAAACCTCATGAAAATATTGAACTCAATGAAAATAGTGGTAATTTAGGACAATATTACAAAAATCCATCTACGAATCATTTTTTAAATAACGATAGTGAATCTAACGATAGTGAATCTGAAAATGGAGGATCTAACAATGGTTTAGCAAACTTTGATTCTCTTTCAGAAAATAAACAAATGGAGTTTCCAGAAAGACCTCAAATTACACAATATCCTCCTGAAAATGAAGATGAAAATACTGAAGAAAATTTTGATTATAATCCAAATATAACACCTTACGCATCAGAAAATTTTTCAAATAATTCATCAGAAAACAATTCATCCTACTATGAACACTTTGTACCCAATTTCTCAACTGCAAATGATTCTCAACAAATTAACGGAGTAAATAATGAATTGATGCAAAAATTAAATAACATTTTACACCTTCTCGAAGAACAAAAAGATAACAAAACTTCTAACGTAACCGAAGAACTTATTCTTTACCTGTTTTTAGGAGTTTTTATTATTTACACGGTAGATTCCTTTACTAAAGTTGGTAAATATACAAGATAATATTATAATTTATTATTTTATATAAATTATAATGTCTTCAATCAAAATTAACAAACTTGCAAGTAATAATGAAATAGTAGATAAAATAAATAATATATATTTCAGAGATATTATTGAGGCTAAAATAACTTGGTCAGGTCTTTCACATTCAAACTTTACAGTTGACATTAGTGGTACAAAGACAAACACACATAAATTTAGAATTTATGATAATCAAATTTACAACCTCTTTACGATAGATTTATCTAAAACAAAAGTTGATACAACATATGTAATAGATATTTCTAACGGTACTATCGAGTCCGACGAATTTCAAGTTAATAGACCAACGTTTAATAATATAGATATTTCATATAACATTTTTAAAATTGATGAAGAAAACCAAATTGTTAAACAAGGTGACCCAAATGTTTACATTAAATGGGATTATAGTGGAAATATTGACATGTATGAAGTAGAATTAAGTTGTAATAAATTTACAATACCCACTAATAAAAGAACATTACCTGGTGAAAATTTTACAAATTATAAAAATCAATTTACATATAATAATATTAAAAAAACACAACAAATTATTTGGGATATTTCTTTTAATGATATTTCCGGTAATAATAATTTTAGTTTCAACGACCATAGTGATTTTTTCAAAGTTATAATAAAAGATGTTGACCCTAGTAATAACATATCTAATAAAGATTTATCGGCTGTTGATATATCTTCCGCAAAATTTAATATTATTGCTCCCGAATTTAAAGTATTTGAAGTAAGGGATGAAGCAGGTAACGATATTAATGATAGAAAGATTGCTACACAAGGTAGACATGTGAAAATTATATGGGATTATATTGGTAATATCCACGACATTATAATAGAACTATCAAATAATAGTATACAAAATAACAAAATAAATATTACCAATGGTTTATCTTCTAGTGATTTATCTTATAATTGGTTTATACCTTTTGATAATGATATTAGTGGTAGTAACTATAAAATTATTTTGAAAGCATGTAAGAGTCATTATGAAAGTCCGGAATGTAATATTTTAAACCACGTTAATCCAAAAGAATCTAACACGTTTGATATTTCAAACATCAACCCTATTCATATTACTTATACAAATACTTACAATCAAAAAGAAACAATTGATTTAACACCTTTATCTATAAGGAAAGATAGTAGTAAATGGTTTCGTGGTATTCCAAGTATTCCAGACTTACTATATTTTTATGATACCATAGATATTTCTTGGAATGAAACTACTCCTTTAACCGAGGGATATCAAGTTAAAATTGATATATCTGGATTAGATGTTAACTATCGTAAAAATATTTTATTTCATACAGTAAATGCACGAGATCCTACAGCTGATACAGAGTTTCCAAACGGTGTTTTTAAAAAGACTTTTGATTTAAGTTTAAATGAACATGGTGGGTTATATTTCAACAATAATTATATGATTGTTGTTTCTAAAGATGATAAAGAAAACTTCTTTTCACAACCTTTTAAAATTAATAGACCAGTATTTAATAATATAAACTATAAAATTCAAAAAAAACCAAATAGTAGAGTCGAAACTTTTGATATATCTGGTCAAGAAATTTCACAAGGCGATAGAATAACAATTAATTGGGATTATAGTGGTAATATAAAAGATGTAGATTTAGAATTATATAGTCATAACTACACAATACCCGTTAATAACATTTTAGATGATAATAAAAATGTGAGTATTGATAATGTAGTAAAAACAGCTAGTTTTATTTGGGATGTTTCTTATAATGAAATTAGTGGAAATAGTTTTTATACAGAATTTCCTGAAAATAAATATTTTAAAATCATATTGAAAGATAAAGATGCTAGTAATAATATTACAGCAGTTGATTTATCTTCATCTAAATTTAATATAATTGCTCCAAGATTAGGTAAAATAACATTAATAGATGAAACTGGTACTGATGTCAAAAAATCAAGAAAAATAAAACAAGGTAAAAATTCAAAAATAGAATGGGATTATAGTGGTAACATAAATAATATCCAATTAGAACTTTCAAATAATATTATGAACATATGTCCATATAAAATAGTTGGTATTAATAATTCTACAAATACATTTACACTTGATAATGTTGACGATTTAAATATTGGAGATGAATTAACATTTAAATCAACTTCTACATTACAATTTGAAAATCTTAAACATGATGGCAAATATATTATAAGTACGGTAAACTCTATAAATAAAACAATTAATTTATCCGTTTTTTTAGATGTATCATATAATGTAATGGATATATCATTTAACCAAGATTCTTTAACATTAAATACCGTTGAAAATTTAAGCGTTAATGATAAAATTAAATTGTTTTTTGATTCACCTACATTTACAGCTGGTAATCAAAGTATGACTTTAACGGAAAAAGAATATGAAATAGCTGAAATGTACCAAAACAAAATAAGATTAAAAGAAATTGGTGGAATGAATACAAAATGGATTGATATAAGTACAAATGATTTGTCTGCGTTTGTTTCACGCAAAGATGAACCCAACATGGGTGATTTTAACATATATATAACAAAGGACTTTACAAATGATTTTCCTGAAAATAATTTCACATTAGAAAAAGCTTGTGGTAAATTATATAGACTAAAAAATTTGTCTATTTTATCTTCTGTTATAAATGATGGTAATTTCACATATACGGTTCCTATAAATGATGGTATAAAAGGTGAAAATTTTAGTATTGTAATAAAACCTATAACAGGTGGATATCAAAATTTATCTTTAGTTGATAAAATTGATAATTCGATTCTTGATTATGTATTTGATATTTCTCACAATAGATTTTTAAAAATAGAAGTTTTTGGTGATAAAACAAATGCACCTGTTAGTTTTGAATACAAAATCTATACTATATCAGGTAAAGATATTACACTAGAAGGTATATATGGTTTAAATATTGGAGATGAATTAGTATTTAACAATCAAAAAAATAGTTTTATAAGTAGTGATACTGTAAACAATTTAGAACCATTAAAAACATATAAAATAAAAACTATAATAGGTAAAAAAATAACAATAGTACCAGGAGACATCGTAAATGTAGATGATGTTAACGCTATTACTATTACAACAAATGAAATATACAATAGTATGTTTGAAAAAAAAATAAATGGGAATAAATTTTTATTATTTTTTAAAAGAAATAATATTTTAAAATTTAACATATCTAGAGAAGCATTGGATGTTGGTTATAATTTTTTATTAGTTGGACCATTATCCAGACAGGAACCTCCTGAAAATTCTTTAACAAATTTAAATTCATGTAGTAGTGTCAAAGTTAATTTATATGTATTTGAAATTCAAATAAACATGATTTTTGAAGAAAAGAAAAATAGTAAACAAAAATTTGATATTGAGAACAATGAAGATTATTATTTATTATTAAGAAGTAACGATAACAACAAATATTATGATATAAGTAGCAATATATTTAAAATAAAATACTTTGATGATTGTGAAAAATTTCCTTTTGGGAGATTTAATAATTCAAAAACAAATTTAAAACTCTATCCATTTTTGGATAGTGGAAATACTATACAAGGTCGAAATCCTATATTTAATAGTTCTATACAAGTAAAAAAAAGTTCGAGAATGAGTTATATTAGTAGAAATAGATATATTGATAGATAATTTTTAATTGTCTGTTTTTAGATTGTGGTAATTACCATGATATTTAAAACCAGGGCGTTGTAGGATATTTCGAGATAATGGTGGAGGTGAAAATGTGGAAGGATTTGGTTCCAACGTACTTTGTTGTAAGATAATAGGTCTGAACTGAGATGGACAAGATGCCTGTCGCAAATTAGTAGGAATAGCTCTTATAGAACCACTTGAAGTTGCGCGCCTCATTTCTTGTGTACATGACCTAAATGCAAAATCGGCATTACATTCGTTAGCATCCATGGAAAGTGATTGTTCTGCGTTAAACCCAAATGATTCTCCAACAAGTTCAGCATTCATATTTGCAGCTAGAAAGAAACAAACAACACCATCTTTCTTTGCATCTTCAATTGCTTTCTTCAAAATCGACCTGTTACAAATTACAGATTTATTGTCCAAACCATCTGTATTTAGGGCAAAAAGACCCATTACATTAGGTACAATACCATTCTTTGTATGTTTCTCTTTATATTTAAGAACCTGTTTATGAAGAATCTTCACAGTCATTGTAGCTGTATCGTACAACTTTGTCATTCCTCTAGGCTTTGCCCAATCATTTGCCTCTCTTTGTGAGATCATAACATCATTAAATTCTACATTTTCCATTCTTTTATAAGTATTTGTATCGAAAAATGTTACACTAATATTTCCTTCCTGACTATTATTAATACAGTCAGATGTGATATTTTTGACCCATTCATAACAACCTGTTGCAGAAGCTTTTTTCATATTTTCCATTGACCCAGAACAATCGCCACAATAACTTGCAAATACAGCTTGTGGATGAACAGTTGGACGAAGTTTTTCTTCAGAACGTTTTACGTTAGCGAGACAAGACAACATTATTTATATAAGTTCTTTGTTTTTTTATTTATTATATCAATAGATACAATAAATAAAACAATTTTTTATTAAAAAATCTTTGTCTATTTTTTTGGTTTATAAAAAATATATAAATATTCATTATCATGTCTACAAGGACCCATATCAATTTTACCTTTTAATCTAAAACCTAAATTCTTTGCCTTTAAAATAATATCATTTATTGGTTCCATATAATATTTATGTTCATTTCTAATGGCTAAAGGACCTTCATCTTCTTTAATTGTTTCAATAAAATAACCAATGTTTTTATCTTTATCCAAAGTAAAATCACTTTTATATTGGAAATTATCGAATTTTACATAACTCTTTGTTATTCGTTTATTTGTATATTTCTGAGGGTCTATGGTAAAAACATCATTAGCTTTAACTCTTGGGTTAAATTTTTCTCTGTCCATTAAATGAACCGCCATATAACCTCCCGGTTTTAACCATGTATAAATATTATGAAATAAACCCTTTTTATCTTGTATATAATATAATTTCTTATCAAACATTAAAACATGAGACAAAGATAATTTATTAATTTGATATGAATGCGTAACATCACCATGTATAAAATTCAAAGTTGGGTGTTTTTTTTTACATCTTTCAACCATTTCAAATGAAGAATCTAACCCTGTTACTTTGAATCCTTTTTTGTGTAATAATTTCACATGATTTCCAGTACCACAATTAATATTTAATATATTACTTTTCTTGTCAATATCAGTTGTTTTTATAAGTTCATCGATTTCATATTTATTTTTTACAATATCAAAAAACAAAGAATCGTAAATAGAACAATAAAATTTACTCCAAATATCTTTTCCTTTTACATAAATAAAATTTTTGACATCCATTTTTTTATCAATAATATTTACGTTATTATTCATACTTTCTTTAAACCCTTCTCGGAAGTCATGTTCATTAGATGTGAATCCTTCCTTTATATGTTTATACATTGGTATATATTTAAAGTAAATATTATGTATTAAAAACATAAAAACAAAAAATAAAATTATGCATATTTTTAAATTCAAAACTTGAATAAGTTCCATTATATGTACAATGCTATTATTTTTTATATAAAAAGATTATAATGAATAGTATTGACATAAATGATAAAAGAGATGTTAAGGAATTTAAGGGTATTGTATTTTCAAAATATAAAAAATCAGATGCTAAAAAAGAATTGCTAAAAGCAATAGTAAATAATAAAATAGAACAATCTTGTTATTGGGTTTCCGAATTTGTTTGTTCCGGTCATTTTTCTGAAATATGGGAAATAATATTAACTATAATAAGTAAAAATATACATTTAGGAAACCCAAAATTACCCATTTATATTGAATTAAGATTTAATGAATTCAAAAATATAATAACTAATGGATATGTTGGTAATGAATTAAAATTAAGGAATAATCCTAAAATTAGAATTTTATTCGCAGAAATTGTTTCTATTCTGTGTTTATCCAAAAAAAAATTAGCTTTTAATAATATTAAAATATTGAAGGAAGAATTTAATATTGCAAATTTATCATTCAAATTAAAGGCTGATAAATTAAATTATGGTCAAAGATTTTATAAGAAGGAAGACCCTAAAGAACTTTTTATAGGTGTTAATGAATTTGCTTATCATATTTCTAAAACTTCATACAATAATCAATTAGCTTGTTATTGGTTGGAATGGTTATTAGGTTATGAACAAATATGTTTCAAAGAAAATAAAATTAGAAAGGTAGGTGGAAGAAGACATATGCCGGTACAAGAAAAATTTCAAAAGGATACAATATGGATCATATGGGAAATATTACTATATGAATCTAAGCAAAAAAATAATATTATACACAAAATCATTAATTCTTTGTTGAATTTGTTTTGTTTAAAATATTCTCAATCCTGTCCCAAAAGAAGAAGAAATATAATTTATTTTTCCATTTCATTAATAACAGAACATGTTGATTTAAACATTAAAATGTGTAAAAATAACTCTATTGTTGCAGAAATTTCCAAAAAAATAAATGTTGTTTATAAACAAATCAAAAAAAACGAAATTACGCCAGAAACAGATTATTTGTTTAATAATTCTCTTAACGCTGGAAATCTTGAAAAAACTATTTCAAAACTTGAGAAGATGAATACTTTGATGAATATTGTTACTAGGAATTAAATGATAAAAAATTGATTAAAAATAGTATAATAATATTAACAATACTATTATACGAATTGAAATGTCTAACTCACAAGAAGAATCACATAATATCACCGATAATGTTTCGCTATATATTAATGATGCTAATATTGTTAGTGATAAGTTAAAGAATATTGATCTTATTTATATGGATCCACCATATGATACAAATCGTAATTTTACATTGGATAGTAAAAGTGATAAAACTGGATTTTCCGATAAATGGACTTCAAATAGTTATGAATTATGGTTATCAACATTGATATCTAATCTAAAGAAAACTTTATCAAAGAAAGGAACGTTGGTTATTCATATCTCATCTGAAAATAGTTTTATAATAGAAAAAATATTACGCGACAACTTTAAAAATATTGAAAAAATATATTGGAAAAGATGTCATGGAAAGAATACCGTTAAAAAAAAGTTTGGTGCGGTTATAGATATATTATTTGTTGCTTACGATAAAAAAAGAATATTTAATCCAGTGCGTATTCCTATTGAAGAAAACTCTGTTTGGGCTTTTAAAAATAAAGACGCCGCTGGTAGTTATAGTCTTGGTGCTCTAAAACATGATAGGACTAGAAAGGGTTATATTTATACTATTATACATAACGAAAAAGAGTATAAAAATGAATATGGTTGGAAATTATCAAAAGAGGTTGTTGAAAAAATGATAACTGAAAATAGGATACATTTTGTTCCTAACAAGAAAAATATGTATATTAAGTTATACAAACACGAACATAAAGGAAAACCGTTGTCCAATTTATGGAACGATATACATTCGATAACAAGAACAAGTAAAGATCCACGTTTATATCCAACTCAAAAACCTCAAAAACTATTAGAGAGACTAATTAATATATTTACAAATCCAGATAGTACAATACTAGACCCGGTATGTGGCTCTGGAACCACAGGTTTTGTCGCTGATAAACTAAATAGAAAATGTATTTTAATTGATAAGAATAAAGAGGTTTTACCAATAATTACAAAAAGATTTCAGGATAAAATTTATAATATTTAAAATTTCAATATGTTTTTACAATATGTTTTAAATTTTTCAACGGCACGTTTTGTTTTAATACGTCTATTGTTGTTTTTATTATATTTTTTGAAAACACCCTCTTTTTCTTCATCTGTCATATAGTATATAATTTTTTGTTCTTCCTCTATCGCCAACGATATTCTACTTTCAAAAATAACCATTTCAATATTTTCTTTTTTTGCTTTTTGTAATATAGGTTTCCATCTTTCACACATTTGTTCTAGTGGAATTTCATGGACTGTTTCATATGGGATTTTTGATGATTTTGATAAATTTTCTTTTGCCGGTAATAGTTGATGATTTACCGCTTCATTTGTCCCACCATATTTAAGTGGCATAATGTGGTCATCATGTTGACCCTTTTCGGTTTTTTTATATTTAAAATTACCATCTGGACGATATTTAATTAGTCTATCTCCCATAGAATCTCCATATTTTTTAGTACAATCAATACATACGTTATGAATTGAACATTTCATAGTTAGTGACAAATTAAAACTCTCTCTTACATTCTTTTCCATTTTACATATACTACAATTCTTTGTCTTACCATGTTCTTTTTCATAAACTTCAAATCCTTTGTCTTTGTTATATTCGCGATTCGTTTCCGAACGCCATTTTCTTCGTTTACTTGAACAATTTCTACATTGCGTTTGAAGGCCGTTTCCACTTTTAATAATAACTTCTCCGTTTTCCCCAATACTACAACCTTTTAAATCAAAATCTGTGATTGGTAAATATTTAGGACCTTCGTGTTTTACACCTGAAGTAGACCCACATACGTGACCAAAGTTGCATTTATTTGTTGAACCATATAAACTCTTGATATGATTATAATATTTTTCACGATTAGTTGTGTTATTTTTTCCCAACTTCTCTGAAACTTTTCTTTGCTTGTTAAACATTGTTTACGGTTTATATTTACTCAATATGATCTTTCTTTTACTCAATTTTTATAAAAACATTTAATATTCTACACCATCATCGCTTTTTATCTCCAATTGTTTTTCATAAATTTCGATTTTAGATTCTTTCCTTTTTAAATTTACTATTTCCAATATTTTTTTATTTTGTAATTTTTTAAATTTAATATTTTCTTTTTTTATATAAATTTTTAATATTTTTAACATTATCCTACATATTATATTATTAATAATTTGAAAAATTTTAATTAACCCACCTGTTGTTCCTATCAACTCTATAATATTTTCAAAGTTATTTTTTCTATATTTATATAACCACAATTCTGATAACCCTCCAACTAATAATGTATTTAATATTATTAAAACCCAAATGAAAATACATTCGAATTTATTTTTAATTTTTTGACTCACATTATAATTTGGTAACTTTTTTTCATCAATAAAAATATCCTGATAATAAAGTGGTTTTGAAGCTGTATAATAAACAAAATTAGGAAAATTCCAAAAAAATACAAAAAAACATGAACTTGTTATTAAAGGTAAGTAAATTACATCTCTGGCTTCTTCAAAAAAGATAAATAGTATTCCAAAAAATAATGGAAAAAAAATCCTCTTAATCTTTAATTTCTTATTACAACAACATTTTATTGAGTAGTCGCACCAACATTTAGTACACATTTACACAAAATAAAAAAATAATTTTAAATAACTTTAATAATACTTTTGTATATATGAAAAAAATTTATTTTTCTTTAAAAAATAATTTTGATTGGGATTCATATGAAAAAAAAGTTTATAATAATATTGTAAATTCATTAGAAAAAGTAGAAGTTACTTGGGACCTAAAAGAAATGACCGAAATCCCATCTTTTACAATAATATTTAAACAAATTGCTTTAATGAAAAAAATTAAAGAAAGTATTGAAAAAAACATTGGGAAAAATATTGTTATTGTTAGTTCTGTTGAAAAAAAAAAATTTTTATTATGGGTATTTGACTATATTTATAAACCTGTAAATAAAACAATAATAATTAAAAAGGACTAACTGGTCTATTATCTAACCAAAATTTAATTTTTTTGTTGGTTTTCACAGTTTCAACAATCATTTTTAATTTTTTACAATCTTTTAATGCTTCTAATACTCCTTCTTTATTGTCAAAATATTCAACTAAAAATGAATAAATTGAAACATCTGCTAATGATAACTTATTACCAATAGAAAATTGGCTATGTGTTTCATTAATTGTTAATAAATTATCAAATTTTTGTAATTTTTCTTTTAATGTTTCATTGAACCATTTTTCCAAAGTTTCCTTATTTTTTTTCTTTTTTTCGACATTGTAATCCGATTTAAAATCTCTTAAATACTCACAATAACTATCTATAACTGATGATTCAATTTCATTTGAACCCATGAAATTAAATCTACGAGCAATATATCTTTCTATTGATTTGGATTGAGAAATAATAATACCATCCACTTCTAAAAATGGTACTTTATCCATAGATTTAGTTAATTTACCATCGGCTTTATCTTTATCAAATTCATCTCTTGTAAAATTATACGTTGCCCAATCATTGATTTTAAGTGGATATCTAAAATCTTCATAATCCTCACCTGAAGCCGCCAATAAAATTCTTGATATTTCAACAATACCTTTACCATTAAAATAAGTTAATTTCATTATAATATCATTCGTTAATTTTTTTTAAGTAATAAAAATAGTAAATAATTTTATTCGTATAATTTATATGGAATCTATTAAAAATACATTTTCTACAATTAATCCATTTTCAAAAACAAACACTCCAATGGAAAACATAACAAATGATGTTACCGAAAGACTAGGTAATGTTACGGAAGGATTGGATAATGTTAAAAATACGGTTTCTTCAACCGTTCAAGATATTACAGAAAAATCTAACACTCTAAAAATTATGGATAAATTTTCTTTAACTCCTCCAACCGTTGAAGAAATAAAACAATCTGTTACTCCTATAAAAACAGGCGGTGTATTTAGTTGGGGTACTAGATTAATTTTATTATTTATCATACTTGCATTACTTGCTACTAATTCGTATAAATATTTAGCAAAAGGGGAAGATGGGTTTTTGAAGAACTTAGTTGAGTCATTTTTAAATGTTTTAGATACAATTAAAGATTTTTTTGAAAATACATTCGAAGGTACAAAATTAGGTGGTAACATAATTATCACTTCGATAAAAGACTTTATAAACTTATTAAAATCTTTTCTCTTATCTATTAAATCCAATGAAGACATTTATGTAAAACAAAAAAAAGACAATAACAATATAGGTGATAACAACAAAGTAGGGGGTAATAAACTTACTAAAAATAGCAAAGTCGGTAAATCTGTAAATAAAAATAAAAAAAAAAATAATAAACCAAACAATGATACATCGGATAGTAAAATCCAAATGAAAGAAGGAGGCTATTGTTATATTGGTTATCAAACACCCCACAATGCATGTATTAAAGTAGATGATGTTGGTAAGTGTATGTCAGGAAAAGTTTTCAAAACAAAAACTATGTGTAATGATTACATTCCAAAAATATAATTTTACACATTTTTTTATTAATAATTAATTTAATTTTTAATGAAATTAATTATTGTACCATCTATGTGAAAAGTATGGTGGTGATTCTTGATTTTCTGAGTCTGTACACATATTTGGACCAACACGGACTATACTGTTAATTTCTACAGGATTTAATGCACTATTAAAATATCTTAATGATGAAATTTCCCCATTAAAACCATATCCAGCGTTTTCCCCTTTCTGACTCAAATGAATATCTCCATAATTTTGTCTAGGTAGACTTTTTAAAATTATTCTCTTAGATAATTGACCATTTATATAGGCATCAAATTGTTTATCTTTTACTCTTATTATTACATTAATCCATTTACCAGTAGGTAAATTTCCAACAGTTATCATATCTTCTAAACTATCTCTATCACCCACTTTATTACCGGTAAAAGTTGATAATACAACAACCAAATCATTGCTTAACTTACCTTTCGTACTTTTTTTGGCTCTTATATATAAACCGGGTGTTGCGTCGGTATTACTTTTATGTAATATTGAATTTCCAGGATTTATAGATCCCTTGCTGAAAATATGGTAAAATGATTCTGTTTGGTTAGAAGCAACATTATTACCTCCAACCGTATCAGAAGCAACATTATTACCTCCAACCGTATCAGAAACACCACAGGTTGAGGTTGGAACATCTTGCGGACCCTTTAAAAATATCCATACAGACCATGTAAATTCTAAACCTTCTCTTTCATTTCTAGAACGTAAAATAGGAATAGATTTGTCTTTTTTTGGATCGGTTGATATAGACTTTGGCATAGTTCCATCTCTTCTACATGTTACAACATATGGATTTGGATTTGGAGAAAGGAACCATGTTAAAAATAATACAAATAATCTCAATAATATAAAAAAACAAATTAATACTAAAAGTAGAAATGATATTTTTGCAACCAATGTATTTGACATTAAAAATTCTTTTGAACCATTTACAAGATTTTTTTTACCATAATCGTTTAATCCACCAATATTAGTAGCTTCCTTATTATTAAATGTACTTTGAAATGTTGCTAATTTTTCATCCATCACTATATATAAATAAAATTAGATAATTTTATTTATAATATTTAAATTACAAAACTGTTTAATTCTTTTGAATCTTCCATAAATGCTATCTTTAATCTATATTTATCAAACAAATCACTTAACCAATTACCACCACTATATCCCGCTTTATAAATAGCATATGCTTCTTCTGGTTGAACAGCTCTTGTAAAATATTGCATTGTTGCTAAAAACCCACTATATCCATCTTCTTCCGATTGTGGTGGTGTTGTTGTTGGTGGTGGTGTTGTGGGAACAATATCTTCAGGTGGATTAATTATAATTTTTGAAGTCATGGGTTGTTTATTATACGGTAATGAAATCACTTTTGAATTAACTATCTTTCCATCTATATATACATCCATCGATCTATTTCTATAAGATAATAAAACATGTGTCCATTTTTGAATAGGAAATCTTTCTACGGTTGTTGTTTCTATATTTGTCCAGTCGTTACCTGTAGCCATTTTTATTTGTAAATCGTTAACATTTTCATCCAAGTAAATCTCTAAATATGCATTTGTTTTGGCGTCGTTGACGATCGCCAAAATATGTTTTTTTTTGGAAAATTTATATGTATATTCTTTTACATAAACCCAAAAAGAATATGTAAATATACTTGAAGGAATAATCTTATCATTTTTTATTTCAACTTTTTGGTTGGCCTCCTTTAATCTGAAAAGTGTTTTTTTACCTCCATCTTTAAAAACCCAGTTATATAAAAATATTAATATAACAATTATAACGATACATAAAACTATCTTTTTATAATCCATAATATAATATACAATTAGAGTTTTTTTTTAAACTATTGGTGGGTTTCTTAATTTTAAAGAATTATATAACAAACTAATTTCTGTATTTGTTAATTTGGTTGGATAATAAACCACATTACAAATTCCTCCAGATATTCCGTTTTCTTCCCCAATTACTATTTTATCGCTTTTAATATAAGGTAAAATAACATCATTTGACACTTGTAGTTTTGAATTTACAAAAATTTCAACTATTCCTAAATTATAATTAATAACAATATTATTCCATTTTTGCATTTTTAATACATTTTTATCAAATATTGTAAACATATTCGCGGTTGACCCATTTCTTAATATTTCAATTTTTAATTTATTTTCTTTCATATTATACGATATTTTGGGATTATTGGAGTAATTTATTATTGTTGTGTATTTATTATAACTGGGATTCTTATTTGGTGGTTGTGCATGTAGATTTACCCATAAAGACAAACCGTAATTATAACTTTGATTACAATCGGAAACACCACTATGTATAAAATTACCACTAAAATCATATGAACCACAATCTTCTAAATTTTGGAATGTTTTATCGGTTTCTGTTTTTCTATCTAAATATATAGGTTTACTTACTAATTGAGTGTTGGTATCAAAGTATTTCTCATCTTTTTCGGCTGCATTTTTCTTTTCCAATTTTAATTTAGTTAATTCATCCATTCCTTTGCTTATTTTATAACCAACTAAATGAGTATATATTGTATAATTTGATAAATTACACTCCAAATCAAAAATTTTATTGTTAGAGTTGGTATTACATGTATTAAAATTACAATCTTCGGACCAGTTGTCGTTATCAATTGCATTTTTCATACTTTTCAGTTCATCTTCTTCCAGAAGATCCATTTCTTTTTTAGTTTTTTCAGCAACTATTTTATTTACATAAAATTTTCTATCTTCAATATTCGTATTTGTTTTTAGATAATTGAACAATCCATTTATATCATTATATAGTTTTAGTCCAATAATTTTGTTCCACATATTTTCACTAATTTTATCACTAACAACTTTTTTTAATTCATTTAATTCTTTTTGTTTTTGTTCAACCTTTTTTTCAGATGTTTTTTTTTTTAAATTATTTAATTCCCCACTATTTTTTTTTATTTTAACCAAACCAAATAGATTTTTAACGATTAAAGGTATTAAAATATAACTTGATATTAAGATTATTTGTCCTAATAATAATACATATACAACCTTGGGTGTATTAGTAAAATCATTATGTAAAAATTCTACAATACCAAATAATATACATGGAATAAAAAATATTAAATTTAATAAAATTTTAATAACCGGAAATTTTTTCATAAACTGTGAATTTATAAGAAATTTATACAACATAACCATTAATGATAACCCTATCATTAAATATATCAATTGTACAATATATCCTGTTACGCCCAATTCTATTGTTTTTTTGTTTAATATTGTGAAGAAAAATGAGACAAATACAAGTAATCCTCCCAAATATAAAGCGGATGATAATAAATCACTTTTTATTTTTTCAAATAACCAAAACATATTTCCTTTTAAATCATTAAAATCTGGTCTATCCTCAGGATTATTTTGGACTTTAATTAAAGAAAACAAACCAATAAATCCCATTATCAAAAATATTATATTACCAATCAAATACCCTGCTTTTCGTGCTTTATATACAATGGTTGGTGAATTCTCTTGGGTTATTTCAGCATCGCTATAAACATTTATATTTTTTTCTCGGTCAATTTGATACATCATAAAAGACATGAATAATCCCAAACAAAATAATATAATCAATCCCTTGGTTTGGTCATTATAGAAATTTTCTTTTATTTTTCCAATATTTATACCCATAAATAAACTAATCATAATAAACAAAATAATGTAAAAGGGATATTCAACCCCTGAAATTTTTTTATTTGATTTAATAAATACATCCTTTTCACATGATGTTGTTGGTGTATCCACTCTTTTTCCTTTCATACATTTCACTAGTTCTTCTTCTTCTTCTTTCTTGACTTTATTTCTATTATTTATCAAAAAAGGTATTCCGAAAGATAAAAATGAAATAAAAAACACGGTCCATGTAATATTTTGTCTATGTAGCATAATACTTAGTATTTTTACTGTATTTTTATTTGCCATCTCCGATTTTATTAATCCTATTGAAACGATACACATAAAAAAAATAAAAGCTAAACTAACACCAAAATTAATATTGTTTTCTGTATTTTTTTCTTCAAAACCCCATTTTTGAAAAAAATAGATAACAGTCCCCAAGACAGCTAATAATATTGTATAAATAAAAACTTGTCCAACACTGTTCCAACCAACTCCAAAAATTTCTCCATTTATTATTCCATTTAAAATTTCTTTGAAAGCTACAACCTTAATATTTAAAAAAGATTTTATATCTGGAAATATTTGTTCTATTCCAGATGTTAAAATAAAAGAAAAAACTATTGAACTTAGTAATGACGGTATAATCAACATTGGTGTTTTTTCCACATCGCCCAATAATACAATAGAACCAATAAAATGTGCAATTGAAGTTAAAGCCAACAAAAATTTTCCAAAAGTCCACCAACCACCTTTATCATTTGATTTTATATTTGCATATATATAAAGTCCGATCCAAGATGGTGCTAAAAAAATACTAGTAATTTCCCATGCTTTATAATTGAAATTCATAATATTATATATATATAATATTATATAACATTATTGATTTATTTTTTGTAAAACTCCCTTATCTCTGTGACAATTTGGACATAAAGCTGCTAAATTGTCAACATGATTTGTTCCACCAAATTGTAAGTCTCGTTTATGGTCTACTTCAAAAGTAGCTCCTAACATATTACCACAATCAGCACATTTCCATCCTTGACTTGAAGCCACGTATTTTTTCTTTGTTTCACTCACCGACCTTGATACACCAACCTTTCCGGAATTCATCATTCTTTTCATTTGTGGGGAAGTATTTATATGATTAAAATTGTTTTTCTCCTTTTTTGCAAAAAAGGGAGTAATAAAATCTGCGGTATTAGAATCTATCGGCATATATTTTACTAAATTTGATGCACTCAAAATTGCACTTTTTGATTCATTTGGGTGTTTTTTGATAAACAAATACAATGATAACCCGCCAAATGCTATTGTGGCCATTTTATAATATTTTTTCCATCCCATCAACATATTCATATATTTACCATCATAATATGTATTTGCTACTAGAAAAGCTGTAACTCCAAATATTATAAATTTTAATTTAATATTCATTTTATATTATAATTTTATTTAAATTTTATTCATATCAAATTGTATTTCTTTTTTACCTTGGTATACAATTAAACAATTTTTCGTATCAAATATTTTTTTTATAATTTGTTTTGTCTTTTCTTTTGTTAAACTATTTACTTTTTTATTTTTTTCTTTCAAAGTGATTATTTTCCTATTTTTATTATTTAATTGATACAAAAATTGTTCGGCGTAAAAATTTCTAACGGCCTTTACACTATTTAAATTAGCTTGATATATTCCCATTTTATATTTCCTTTTTACTTGTGATAACTTATTAGATGATATCAATTTTTTTGAATATAATTTACATATTTCAAATATTTTTTCAATAACTTTTTTTATATTTTTATCTAATGTAGAAACTGATATATATACTACTGTCCCACACATATTTGTAATAGGAACACAAGATGCTCCATAAACTAAATTTAGTTTTTCTCTTAATTCACTAAGTAATAATGAAGTTAATCCCCCTGATAAAACAGAAGATACCAGTTTTAGATGATGATAATCTTTTTCATTGATATATAAATCTAGCGGGAAACATAATTTAATATTTGTATTTTTTGATTCTGTATTCTTTATATAAAATATTTTTTTATTATTTTGAAAACACCCGGACTTTGATATTTTATACGAACAATGATTAACTTTTTTACAATTATTTGTTAAAATTTTAAACTTTCTTAATACTTCAGCTTTGTCTATACCTGTACTTATTATAAATAATATGTTATTTTTTGTATAAAATTCATTAAAATGGTCTTGTAGTTTTTTTCTCGTCAAAGTTTTTAATATGTTTAATTGTTGTTGTTCATCGTTAGAATATTGCATACCCTCAACTGTGTATAATTCCTTACAAACTTTGTCATGTAATTTCCAAGATGGTTTATTTAAATATTCATTTAATTCATTTTCTACTGCATTTTTCTCCCTTTTTACATCTGACTCTGTAAATTTTGGATTTATCATTGTTTCAACAATGTATTCCAACATATTATCAAAAAAATCAGATAATCCTTTTATCCAATAACGATTTGTTGATATACTTGTATGTGCGTTTGATTTCACACCATATTTTTCCCAAAATACGGAACATGATTTTAATTTACATTTTTTCCATGCATCTGTTAATACATGTTCTAATATATGTGAAATTCCAGATGTTTCTTTTTTTTCAAAATAAAATCCCCCAAATAACATACATTCTACTAATGTTATTTTTGATTTTCTTGGTAATATTAATAATTTATATCCATTTACTTCGAGTAATTCGGGTACTTTATTGTAATAAGAAATATTTTTTTTTATTGATTTTTTTGTTTTATTTGTTTTTTTCTTTTTTGTTTTTTTCTTTTTTGTTTTTATCATAATATATATTACTTGTTATAAAAATAATATATACTAAGTATTAAAGCTCCGACAAACCCTGCTTGTAAATACTTTTTTCTTGTTTTATATAACTCAATGTTTATCGATTCTTTCGGTTTATAATGATTATAATATATTTCTAAATTTTCATAAAAATCAAAGACCTCCATTTTTAGAGATTTATAGATCTTTTTTTTAATAAAAAATACCCATTTCATAAAGGATGACCTTGAACCCAAATAAGGTTGTACTGGATATTTATCCAATAATGATGTGTAATATTCTCCCAATGGATTCATTGGTAAAAATACTGGAATATTTTGAATAAAATTATAATATTTTTTCTTTGTAACTTTATTTGGATAAGTCGGATACATAACCGAAATTGTTTCTAAAATAAAAAAAAACTGAGGTAACCAAATTTTATGATTCAAACTCATAATATAAGTAAAACATATAAAAACATTTTGATTCAAACATATATATGTATAAATCAAATCCAAACGTATGTAATAACTGTGGTAAACCAGGGCATATTTATAATAATTGTAAAATGCCAATTACAAGTTATGGTATTATTGCTTCAAGAGATGTTGGAGAGGAAAAAGAGTATTTGATTATGTGTAGAAAAGATTCATTGGGATATGTTGATTTTTTAAGAGGTAAATACCCAATATACAACAATGAATATATTAAAAATTTAATAGATGAAATGACATTGGATGAAAAACAAAATATTTTAACAAAAGATTTTTCCGAATTATGGAATAAATTATGGGGTAATACAACGATGATACAGTATAGAAGTGAAGAAAAAAATTCGTCTAATAAATTTTACCAAATTAAAAGAGGTATAAAAATAAATAATTTTGAATCATATAATTTAAAATCTTTGATTGATGAAAGTAAAACTACTTGGGTCACTCCTGAATGGGGATTTCCCAAAGGAAGAAGAAATTATGGAGAAAAAGATTTACAGGCTTCAACAAGAGAATGGTATGAAGAAACTGGTATATCATTAGAAAAATTACATATTATTAATAACATTGTACCATACGAAGAATGTTTTATTGGTTCTAATTATAAATCTTACAAACATAAATATTATTTAGCTTTAATTAAAGAAGATGTTTCAATTGCTAATTATCAAAAAACGGAAGTTAGTCAATTGAAATGGGTTAATTTTGATACATGTTTAAAACATTTAAGACCCTATAATTTAGAAAGAATAAATATTTTAAAAAAAATAAATAAAATTTACAATAATTATAGTTTAATCTAATATTATATTATTATAATTATGTCAGACTCTAAAAGAAATTCAGATTCTCCATTTGATAATCAGAGTGAAGAAGAAATGGTTTTTACATCAACATCAGAATCATCCGAAACATCTCAACAATCCACTGACAATATACAAACAATTGATGCTTCTGTAAAATCTGAAGATTCAGAATCATTTGATACTTCGCCAGAAGAGGAATCTTCTGTAAAATCTGTAATTGCAACTGAAGGAACATTTGATAGTTCACCAGGAGATGACCCTTCCATAAAACCTACAACGGAACCTCTTGAAAAAATACCTTCTGTAAAATCGGTAATTGCAACTGAAGGAACATTTGATAGTTCACCAGGAGATGACCCTTCCATAAAATCTGTAACCAAACCGGTGATTGTAACGGAACCTGTAGGATCATTTGATACTTCACTGGTAGATGAACCTTCTGTAAAACAAGCAACGAAATCTCTTGAAAAGGAACCCTCCGTAAAATCTGTAACAGAACCTGTAGAAGTGGAACCTTCCGTAAAACAAGTAACAGAACCTGTAGAAGTGGAACCTTCCGTAAAATCTGTAACAGAACCTGTAGAAGTGGAACCTTATGATTCTTTAAACAAAGACACTTCTGTTGAACTGGGAAAAACAATTGTACAACCTTTAGCAAAAATATCAAGATTAGAAGATATACAAAATGAAGAAAAAGGAAATATACCACCTGTTATACTACTTAAAGGTAAAAAATGTCCAAATGGTTTTAGACAACCTCCGAAAAAAGACGGTACATGTAAGAAAAAGAAAAAAGTTATAAAACTTTCTAAAAAACAATTAAAGGAAATAAATGAAGGCTTGAAAATTAAAGAACCTAGTTTAATGGATAAAAGTAGTTGTAATGAACTAATTTCAGATCTTAATGGTATTATCAATAAATTAACATTGGAAGAAAAAAAATATAATGAAATCCTTCGTTGTATTAGTAATAAAAATAGGGAAAATATTTCGGAAGATTTGAATTTTCTATACCCTTTGTTGGATGACCAAAATTTTAATAAAAAAATCTCATTAAAAAAAGAATTCTTTGATGCTAAATATATACCAAAAAAACCCGAAGAGTATGAAAACATTGAAGAATTGGCAAATAAATTATGCGAAGGAAAAGAATTTGAATTATCGGCTCATCAAAAATTTGTAAGAAATTTTCTTTCTTCACACACACCTTATAATAGTTTACTTTTATTCCATGGTGTAGGAACCGGAAAAACTTGCTCGGCCATTTCAGTTTGTGAAGAAATGAGACTGTATACAAAACAATTAAAAAATAAAAAAAAGATTATTGTTGTTGCAACGCCAAATGTACAAGAAAATTTTAAGCTCCAACTATTTAATAAAGATAAATTAAAAGAAATAGATGGTTATTGGAATATCAAATCTTGTACAGGAAATGGTTTTATAAAGGAAATTAATCCAATGTTTATGAAAGGTTTGTCTAAGGATAAAGTAATTAAACAAATTAAAAAAATTATAAGAAATTCTTACTTATTTATTGGTTATACCGCTTTTGCGAATATGATAGATAATATAATGGAAAATGTATCAATTGATGATTTAGAAGACGAAGAAAAACTAAAAAGAGGTCTTAAATTGATAAAAAAGGAATTTTCAAATAGAATGATAGTAATCGATGAAGTTCAAAATGTTAGAAATATAGAAGGTAAAGGAAAAAAAACAACGGATTTTCTAATTAAAGCACTTAAATACACCACCAATACAAAACTACTATTACTTTCGGCAACACCAATGTACAACAGTCCCAGAGAAATAATTTGGTTATTAAAATTAATGAATTGTAATGATGATAGATTCGTTATAGAAGAAAAAGAAGTTTTTGATAAAGATGATAATTTATTAATTGTAAACGGTGAAGAAGTCGGTAAAGAAATATTAATAAGAAATAGTACGGGTTATGTTAGTTATGTAAGAGGTGAAAACCCTTTTGCATTTCCATTTCGACTTTATCCAAATGATTTTAATTCCCCACATTCAATAAAAAAATTACAATATGATAGTGGTAATACTTGGTATCCTAAGACAGAAATAAATGGAAATACAATTATTCAACCCATTAACGTATTGGATATTTTTATTACAAAACTTGGTAGTTATCAACAAAGAGCATATAATTTTATAGTAAATGAACTTAAAAAAAAAAAAATTAAAAAAACAAGTAAAGGTCCTCAATTGGCTGTTTTAGATTCTTTAACACAATTATTAAATTTATCATACCCAATAATTAAAGATGATAATTGGAATAAAAGTGATATGAAAGAACTTTATGGTATTAAAGGTTTGGTAAATTGTTTTTTATTTAAACAAAAAGATAAATATGATTTCTCTTATAAAAGACAAATTTTAGAAAAACATGGTAAAATATTTTCCCAAGAAGAAGTAGGTAAATATAGTGGTAAAATAAAAAATATTTGTGATTGTATAAAAAAATCAAAAGGTATTATTATAATTTTTTCACAATTCATTTATGGTGGTTGTGTCCCTGTTGCATTAATATTGGAAGAAATGGGATTTAAAAGAAACGGGCAACGCTCTTTATTTAAAGAAGATTATTCGAAAACAATTGAACCATTAAATGTTTTAACGATGAAACCTAGAGGAGAAGGTGAGTTTAAACAAGCCCAATATGCTATGATAACCGGTGATAAAAAATTATCATTAAACAATAATAATGAAATAAGAGCAGCAACAGATGAACAAAATACTAATGGTGAACTCGTGAAAGTTATTATAATATCAAAAGCTGGTTCGGAAGGATTAGATTTTAGAAATATTAGACAAGTTCACATTTTAGAGCCATGGTATAACTTTAACAGAACAGAGCAAATTATAGGTAGAGGTGTAAGAAATTTAAGTCATTGTAAATTACCTTTCAAAGAAAGAAATGTTGAAATTTATTTATACGGTTCTGAATTAGAAGACACTGAAGAAGAAGCTAGCGATTTATATTTATATAGATTAGCAGAGGAAAAGGCTAAAAAAATTGGGGTTATTTCCAGATTATTAAAACAAAATGCTATTGATTGTAAATTAAATCAATCGTATAATTTGATTGATTCTGATAAAAATATAGAATTATTAACTTCTTCAAATCATAAGGTTCAATATAAAATAAAAGACAAACCATATTCTGGTATATGTGATTTTATGGAAAATTGTGAATGTGATTGTATACCAGATAATACAGAAATTAGCGAAGATGATGTAAATAAAGATACATATAATGAATCCTTTATTGTTATGAATTTAGATGTTATATTCAATAGAATTAAACAATTATTCAAAGAAGAATATGTTTATAAAGAAAATGAGCTTATATCAAGAATTAACGCATTGAAATCATATCCAATTGAACAAATATATAGTGCTTTAACACAGCTTATTGAAGATAAAAATGAATTTATTAGTGATATGTTGGGAAGAATTGGTAGATTAATTAATATAGGTGATTTTTATTTATTCCAACCTTTAGAAATAGAAGACCATAATATTAGTTTGTTTGAAAGAAAAGTTCCTTTGGATTATAAAAGACGAAAAATTTCATTTAAAATACCTAGTGATATAAAAAGTGATTCTATATTTATTGATTCAAAAGAAGACAAAGAACCACAGAATGTAGAACCACAGAATGTAGAACCGCAGAATGTAGAACCGCAGAATGTAGAACTGCAGAATGTAGAACCGCAGAATGTAGAACCGCGAAGTGAAGAAAACAAAGAGGATAAACAAACACAACATTTTGAAGAAAGTAAAACTTCTATAATCGACCAAAAATTTAAAAATATTTTAGATAAATTATATAATGATTATAATGAATGTGTCAATTATAGAGAAAGTAAAAAGTTAGTATCTGCAACAAAGAATTTATGGGTAAATAATTGTAGATGGACAATTGACAGATTCACACGACATAAAAAAGAAATCCCAATCACAACATTATCTAATTTTGCTTTATACCATTTATTGGATGTTTTGGATTATGAAGAAAAAGTTATATTAATTGAAAACACTAATCTAAAATATATTAAAAAAAATGAAAAAAAATTACCAATGCTTTATAAAAAATATGACGAATCCTTTTTTATTCAAATAAATAAATATTTTGATGATTTTTTACTAATTGATAATGAGAATGACATTTTTACAATACCATTGGTTAAAAGTGAAGATGTAGGTAAAAAAGTTAATAAAACTATCATGTTTATATTATTAAAGGATGACGGTATCGAAGAGTATAATAAATTCCCTTCGATAATAATTAAAGAATTATTAAATACAAGGTTTATGTTAAGTGATGAAAAAAAATTTAGATTAAAAATTAAAGAAACACAAATTGGTTTTATAACATATGATAAGAGATATAAATTACAGTTTAAAACAAAAAAAACAAATACAAAAAATAAGGGTGCATCATGTGAAAGAGGTGTTACAAAATCTGCTCTCGTCTTGAAAATTAATGATTTATTATCGATAGAAAAATATACAATGGACCCAAATGCAATTAAAAGAAGTAGTAAAATTATTAAAATTTATGGTAAAAGTGGTAAAGACATTATTCAAATTTTGGAAAATGGTACTGAAATACCAATCAATACTATACAATTATGTATAGAAATAGAAATGATACATCGATACTATGATAAAGAAGATAAATCACAAAGGTGGAATTTCAACGAATTGGAATGGTTTTTAAATGGAGAATCATTGAAATAATAAATTGAAAAGGAATTTAGGAAATATTTATAAATTATAATTTATATATATATGAGTAATCCTGTTGTTAAAGGAATTTATATTAATAATATTTTGACAAGGAAAATACATTTGTCCTTTTCAATGTTGGGAAATAATATAAAGGATTTATTACAACAAAAGTTAAAAAGAGGATACGAGGGTAAATGTATCAAAGAAGGATTTTTAAAATCAAATTCTATTAATATCATAACATATTCATCCGGAGTTATCAAAGGTAATAATGTAGTTTTTGATGTTGCATTTAAGTGTCTTATTTGCAAACCTGTTGAAGGTATGAAAATTAAAGTAACTGTGAAAAATGTGACAAAAGCGGGTATTAGAGCTGAATACAAAGAACCAACCCCAATCGTAGTTTTTATTTCAAGAGATCAATCTTATGATGATGAAAATTTTAATTCCATTAAAGAAAATGATGAAATTTATATAAGTGTTATCGGTATTCGTTATGAATTAAATGATACATTTATATCTGTTATTGCATCTATTGATAAAAAAATATTTAAAAAACCAAATATCCAGTTTAATAAATAGAATTTTTAAAACTTAAATATATAATTATTTTTTTACATAATGAAAGATAATGGTGATTTAGATTTGTTGATTTATTTAAGAGATAAAATGGAAAAGATGAGCAGTATACACCACCTCAAATTTTTTGAACTTATTAAACTACATAAAATTTTGTATTCCGAAAATAGAAATGGTATTTTTATTAACATGAATAGTTTAAATGAAACAATAATTGATAAAATTAAATTATATATAAAATACGTTAATAAACAAGAAGAAACATTGGACCAAACCGAAAAAATTAAAGATGATTTTCAAAAGGAATTTTTCAAAGGTATTAAAGATAAAAAGGAAAAAATATATAATACAGTATGAAATACAGTCTCGGTAATTTAAGTGAATACTTTATAAATAACAATAATATTTTTATGTGGACTACAAATATTATTGAAAATAAAAAACAAATAAAAAAACACATTAAAAGGGAAGAAAATGTTAAACAAAGTAATAATATTGACAAAACAATAGTTTTTTATGAAAAAGACCCACTATTTTGGTGTTTTTATTTTATTTTATATGGCGAATTTGATTATACAACTTGTCATTCTGCATTTGTTATTGAAAAACAATTAAAAATTAAATTAATTGAAAAGGTTAGAGATAGTAAAAAGATTTTAAAAGAAATTAAAATTAAACCAAAATATATTGAAGACATTCTATTATGTTCGAATAAAATTGATATATTAACTTTCTATACACTTTGTCATTTACATAACATTAATTTTATATTACAAGATAGGTTTTTTTATTGGGAAAATAATGTTCACAATGATCCTACTTATCATATTATTAAATTTGTCAATCAAAAACCTTGTTTATATGTTAAAAATTATAAACAAGAAGAAGTTGTTGGTAAAATAAAAGCAAAGTGTGTACAATCTCAATTAAAATCAAAAATAAAAACATTTTCCAATTACAAAATACCAGAAATCCATGATATATGTAATAAACTAAACATCGGATTATACAATAAAGATAATAAAAAGAAAACAAAAAAAGTGATTTACAACGAAATTTTAGAATATATTTAATATAAAATTGATTAAATATTAAAATAATATGTCTAATTTATATATATATCATGACATCAAAAGAACAATTTTCCAAATATTTAAATATATATTTATCGGAGAAAAATAAGTATGATGAGTTTGAAGTAAGATTTGGTACCAATAAAAAAAACAAAACAACAAAAATTAAATTTGACAATGTTATTAAAAAACTTAAATCATTAGGTTTCAAATGTGCAAGTAAAGATTACCATTTAAACATTTTTACAAATTATGTTGATTCTAACACAGGGAAAACAAAACAATCCAATATTAGAACAAAAATTAAGGAAATTGTAAATATACAAAATTATTGCGCAACAAATACCTTAAATTTAGAAGATCCTACCAAGGCAAATTATATTAAATTTGAACAAAAATCTACCAAAAAAATTGGAACTGATTACTTAAATCCCGTTGATTTTGATGATTTTGAATTTCGTATTAACTATAAAACAGAAAGGATTATCAATAATTCTAATAGAAATGTTGTTAGTTTGCTTAATACTTGGAATGATTCGAAAAAAATTTTTAGACTTATCAAACGTTTTACATTTATTAAAGATGGTTTTCCACTACAATTTGACTTAAGTATTATTAAATCTTCAAAGAGAAAATGGGTTAATGGTCCACCTGTTCCTGAGTATAATATTGAAAACTCAAATGTTTTCAAAAATCCAGAATCTTATGAAATTGAAATTGAGTGCAAAAATGATTTGTGTTTTAAACTAGACAAAGAAAATCTCATGAAACAACTCAGAAATAGTATAAAAACTGTTTTGGGTGGTTTACAATTTTCAAACTATCCTGTTTCATATAAAGAACAAAGAGTCGTATTAGATGAATATATGAAAGTTATTTATGGAAATAAACCTGATAGAAAAATCTTTACTAGTGATTTTTTAGGACCTAGTTCTATTTCTCTAGAAATTATCCACACAATACCACTTTCCAGTGATATTATTTCTCCAAATATAAGAAATCCTTATACTGTTACAGAAAAAGCTGATGGTAGTAGACATCTTTTGTTTATTACTGAATCCGGTAAAATATATTTGATTAATGTTAATATGGATGTTATTTTCACGGGTTGTGTATCCAAAAATAAAAAAATCTATAATTCCATTTTAGATGGAGAACTTGTTGAAAATGATAAACATGGTCGTTTTATCAACTACTTTTTATGTTTTGATATTTATATCTTAAACGATAAAAACATTATGCATTTTCCATTTGTTAATATGGAAGGTCTCAAATATCCTCCCAATATGGATAAAACAATTTTTAGATATACTCTTCTAGGTAAAACTATTCATGAATTAGATTTGGTCTCCATTACAGGTGGTAAAACAATACCTCTTACCGTTAGACCTAAAAAATTCTATAAAAATACAAGCGAATCAATATTTTCGCAATGCAATCAAATTTTATCCAAAATAGACAATGGAGAGTTTATTTATGAAACCGACGGTCTCATTTTTACACCTATTAATACTGGGGTTGGATCAAAGGTTATTGGTGAAAAATTAAATTTTTCAAAAAGTCTAAAAAAAACTTGGTTCGGTTCTTTTAAATGGAAACCTCCAGAATTTAATACAATTGATTTCCTAGTTACAATTAAAAAAGATGAAAGGAAAAAAGATATTATACATAGCAAATTTAGGGAAGGAAAATCTCTTTTAAAACAAGAACAAATTATTAAATATAAAACAATGGAATTAAGAGTCGGATTTGACGAAAGAAACAAAAGACATGGATTTTTAAATCCTTTTGAAGATATTATCCAAGATAATAATCCACAAGATGATAATACTATAAATACATATAGAGCAGTACCTTTCCAACCAACCAATCCTACGCCAAATTTTCCAGTATATAAATGTAATATTCATCTTAACAGTGAAAATAAAATGCTTATTGAAGATGGAACAGAATCTTTTGAAGATAAAACTATTGTTGAATTTAAATATAATGAAACAAAACCCAAACATTGGCAATGGATTCCCATTAGAGTTAGAAATGACAAAACTTCCGATTATAGAAAAGGTCTGAAAAATTTTGGTAATGCTTACCATGTTGCTAACAGCGTTTGGAAATCAATCCACAATCCTATCACAGAACATATGATAAGAACCGGTCAAAATATACCAACCACGGTTCAAGATGATGATGTGTATTATAAAAAAAATGAAAATAAAACCATCACGCAATCTTTAAGAAACTTTCATAATTCTGTTGTTAAAAGGCAACTTATTTTGGGAGTATCTAAAAAGGGTGACAAATTAATAGATATGAGTGTAGGCAAAGCTGGTGACTTTTCTAAATGGAGAGATTCAAAACTTAGTTTTGTTTTCGGTATTGATTATTCAAAAGATAATATTGAAAATAGATTAGATGGAGCTTGTGCTAGATATATGAAAACAAAAATGAAATATAACAATATCCCAAAAGTTATTTATTTACATGGCGATAGTAGTAAAAATATAAAAAATGGTGATTCATATTTTGACCCAAAATCTAAACAAATATCCAAAGCTATTTTTGGTTCTGGACCAAAAGACCCTACTATATTAGGAAAAGGTGTATTCAAACAATATGGTAAAGGAGAAGGTGGGTTTAATATTGTTTCTAACCAATTCTCTTCCCATTATTTCTTCAAATCGCTTGAAACCATAAACCAATATATTAGAAATGTTTCAGATTGTTGCGCGTTAAATGGTTATTTTATTGGTACATGTTATGATGGTAAAAGAGTATTTAATAAGTTATTCAATTTAGATATAAATGACTCAATCACTATTATGGATAAATCTTTGAAAATGTGGGAAATAAGAAAAGAATATAGAAAAATTATGTTTAATGATGACGAAAGTTCATTGGGCTGTCAAATTTCAGTATATCAAGAATCTATTAATAAATATTTACCCGAATTTTTAGTTAATTTTACATATTTTACTAGATTATTAGAAAACTATGGATTTAGACCATTAAATAAATCAGAACTTGATAAACTTAATTTACCTGCTTCTATAGGACCATTTTCCCTTTTATTTGAAAAAATGAAACAAGATATTAAATCCAGGAATATTCACAACTCTAGTATATTGAAATCTGCTATGAAAATGAATCACAACGAAAAAGAAATTTCCTTCCTTAACAATTTCTTTATATACAAAAAAATCAGAAATGTACCAACACAATCTGTATTTAATTCCATAGTTAAACATAAAAAATCAAAGAAGACCAACTTCGTTAAATTAAAAACAAAGATTAAACTTGTTATGTAATAACTATATAAATATTATTTTTTTATTATATATAATATGACTACATTTAAAGTACACAATAACATAATTTATCTGGATGAAAGTAATCTAAAATTAGAATTTTCAAAAGAAGAACAACAAATATTTGTTAATAATAGTTTATCTCATTATTTAAGAAATATTAAAGATAAATTAGATCATATATCTTTTGAATGGAATTCTCATAAAAAATTCACTAATATTTATGAATATGTCCATACTAACATTAGTAACAACAATAATAGTATCAGTAAATTAAAACCAATATCCAGAGCCTTTTATAAGTTAATTGAAATTATATATAAATTTGATATTTTCAAAATATATAACCATAAAAGCATTAAAAGTTTTCATTTTGCAGAAGGACCTGGTGGATTTATGGAAGCTATCTCATTTTTTCGTCAAAATAAAAAGGATAAATATTACGGAATGACATTACTCGATACAGTTAATAAAAATATCCCAACATGGAAAAAAAGTAATATTACAAACCACGAAAATTTTATTTTTGAAAATGGACATGATAATACAGGTAATTTATATAACCCTAAAAATTATAAATTAATCCTTAATAAATATTATAATTCGTTTGATTTTGTTAGCGGTGATGGTGGTATTGATTTTTCAAGCGATTTTCATAAACAAGAATTAATTGCATTTAAACTTATTTTTTGTGAAATTTTTTATGCCATTACCGTTTTAAAAAAAAATGGTTCTTTCGTATTAAAAATATTCGATGTTTTTTATAAACCTACTATCCAATGTATTTATTTATTATCAACCCTTTTTAAAGAGGTTTCTATTTTTAAACCCAATACCAGTAGAAGTGGTAATTCAGAAAAATATATTATTTGTAAATATTTTAATAATACACACAGAGATAAACTTATTCAAAAATTTGAAAAGATTTTACAAGTATATAATAATGTTGATGAAAATGTGTTTTTTATACAATCTTTTTTAAATATTCCTATGCAACATATATTCATTTCAAAAATCCAAGATGTCAATATTATATTAGGCAACAAACAAATTAAAAATATATTAACTACTTTAAAATTAATTGATAACAATGAAAAAAAATCCGAAAAAATTAAAATATATAAAAATGAAAATATACAAAAATGCATCAATTGGTGCATTAAACATAATATACCCTATAATAACAAAGTTAAACACAATAATATTTTTTTAGAAAATAGAATTTTATAAAATTGATTTATTTATTCTTCATATAAAATGTGTAAAATAAATACAAAGAAAATGCATCAAATTATCTTCTCACCAACTGTTTCACCTAGATATTTTGGTTCAAAGGTTATTGATATTGAAGAAAAAATTATTAACAATCTAAAATGGAGTAATATTTTTACATTCATAAATATCAAATATAATATTCCAATTGACAGAATTAAAATTAAAAATCACAAAGGTTATTTTATTGGGTATAATGATATAAATCCTTTCGGAAAATTTTCATACGAAAAATATTGTTACTATAATTCTGCTGGTAAACCAATGAAGAATTATTTGGTAAAATTTGATATTTATTAATAAATTGATTTATATTAATATTTTTTATTAAAAAATATAAATATGACTTTTACACCATTAATTGTCATTCATGATATTATTGAAATTTGTGAAAAATATGATGATGAAAAAATTAAAAAAAACCTTTTAAAGTTGATTAATAACATTGGTTATGTAGCTCCAGAAATCAGAGAGAACCTTTTTTGGAATGGGAATGAAAATTGGTGTGGTATTGTAAAAATATTAAATGATAATTTAAATAATAATTCAATAATTAGTAAAGAAATTAACAATTATTATAAAAATATGATACTCAAATACAACGAAAATAGAGGTTTTGATGCTCTATATTAAAACTCTTCATGTTTCAATTTAATCCATACATTTTCATTTATACTTATAGCCAATAATCCTTTTATACGTCTATTTATTTCAGGAAATGGTATGTTTATTTCAATCCTTTTATCTTCATTAATATATTCTTTAAACAAAGTATATAATTTTTTTATTGGTTCATATTTTATATTTAAATCAAAATCGTTTAATTGGTTCAATACTTCTTTCACTTCTTCCTGTCTTTGTTCTTTTGTTCTATATACAGTTTTTTTCTTTTCTCGTTTCTTTTTCTTTGTCATTATACTATTATTTTATAATTATTTTTTATTATTTTTTATTTATTAATCTACTTCCGAAATTTCAACATTATCTTCTCGAGGAACCTCTTGTGTCTTTTGTTGCATTTCAGCCATTTTTTTCATCATTTCCGGAGTAATACCTTCAGGTACTCCACCGGGTACTCCTCCTGGTACTCCACCAGGTACTCCTCCTGGTACTCCTCCAGACTGATATATTTTCTGCATAATTGGTGAACAAACTTCATCCACTTCTTTTTGTTTTTTATCATATTCTTCCACACTACTCATTTGATTTTCTTCCAACCATTTCAAAGCATCTTCTACTTTTGACATGATCTCCCTTTTATCTTCCTCATCTATTTTATCTGCTATTTTTTCATCATTTACACTATTTTTCAAAGAATAACAATAATTTTCCAATTTACTCTTTGATTCTATTATTTTTGCATTTTTTTCATCTTCTTCTTTATATTTCTCTGCCTCATTTACCATTCTTTCTACCTCTTCTTTGCTTAATCTTCCTTTATCATTCTTAATTGTAATTTTTTGCTCCTTGCCTGTACTTTTCTCCAATGCTGATACTGTTAGAATACCATTTGCATCAATATCGTATGTTACTTCTATTTGAGGTGCACCACGAGGCATTGGGGGAATACCATCCAATTGAAATTTACCAAGTAAATTATTATCCTTTGTAAATTTTCGTTCTCCTTCAAAAACTTGAATTAATACACCAGGTTGATTATCGGCATATGTTGAAAAAGTTTGACTTTTTTTAGTGGGAACCGTTGTATTTCTTGTAATTAGATTTGTCATTACACCACCTGATGTTTCAATACCCAAAGAAAGGGGTGCAACATCCAATAATAACAAATCATCGATCTTATCTGATTTAACTCCTGATAAAATTGCTGCCTGTACAGTAGCACCATAAGCAACTGCTTCATCTGGATTAATATCCCTACACAAAGGTTTATTGTTAAAATATTCACTCAATAATTCTTGGATTTTTGGAATCCTAGTTGAACCACCTACCAATACGATTTTATCTACCGAATTTTTACTTACTTTTGCATCCCTCAATACCTTTTCAACTGGTTCGATGCATTTTCTAAAATAATCCATGTTAATTTCCTCAAATCTAGCCCTAGTAATGGTTGAACTGAAATCTTGTCCTTCAGCCAATCCATCTATTTCCAAAAATGCTTGGGTTCCAGATGATAATGTTCTTTTTGCACGTTCGCACGCGGTTCTTAACCGTCTCAAAGCCCTTGGGTTTTTTGAAATATCCAACCTTTGTTTTTTTTTTAACTCATCCGCAAAAAATTCTACTAATCTACTATCAAAATCCTCTCCACCTAAATGAGTATTACCAGCTGTCGATAATACTTCAAAAATACCATCTTCTATACTTAACAAAGAAACATCAAAAGTACCCCCTCCCAGATCAAAAATCAATACTTTTTGTTCTTCGGTAACTTGAGCATCTAAACCATACGCTATTGCTGCTGCGGTTGGTTCATTAATAATACGTAATACTTTTAATCCTGCAATGGCTCCAGCATCCTTAGTTGCTTGTCTTTGAGCATCATTGAAATAAGCCGGCACCGTAATAACCGCAGAAGTTACCTTTTTACCTAAAAATGTTTCGGCTGTTGTTTTCATTTTTGATAAAATCATTGAAGATATTTCCTCCGGTTTCATTTGTTTTTCTTCACCCTTATATTCAACCGTAATAATTGGTTTGTCGTTATTATCAGGTGTTACTTTAAAAGGCCAATGTTTCATATCTTTCTGTATTTGTTCATCGGAAAATTTTCTACCAATTAATCTTTTTGCATCAAAGATTGTATTCTTTGTATTCATAGATACCTGGTTCTTTGCAGACACGCCAACTAATCTTTCTTCATCTGTAAAAGCAACATATGACGGAGTTGTTCTGTTACCCTGTTCATTTGCTATAATTTCAACATTATTGTTTTTCCAACATCCAACACAAGAGTATGTAGTGCCTAAATCAATTCCGATTGCAATATTTTCATCCATTTTATATAGTTTGGTAATTATTTCTTAAATTATTTACTTAATTATTTATTGTTGTTTTTTTGT